ATGGGTGATCAAGAGCCGGTGGTGGATCCGTCGCGGCCTGTGTACGTGTGGCGGCAGGTCGCCGACTGGATCGCCGGCCGCATCGACAGCGGTGAGCTGCAGCCCGGCGCGCGGCTGGAAGGCGAGCGGGAGCTGGCCGAGCAGGTCGGTGTCGCCGTGGGTACCGTGCGGCGGGCGGTCGAGGATCTACGGGAGCGTGGGCTCCTCGTAACGCTGCCTGCCAAGGGAACCTACGTCGTCGAGCGCTCGAACTCCTAGGACGCTGTCAGAGCGGGCGCCTAGGATCGTGACCATGTCCACTGCCCCGCCTTCGGGTTACCTGCGGCCTGCCGCCGCGGTGAATGCGGACATCCGCGCGCTGATGCTGCGGGCTGGCGGTCGGCTGCGAGCAGAGGACCGGCCGGTGTATCAGCGACTCGTCGACGAGTGGAACCAGGCGACCGCACGAGAGCGGACGCTCGGGGAGATGGCCACCGCGGCGTAAGATCCGCACTCGTGAGCGACATCGAGTTCCCCGACGACCTGATCCAGCTAGAGAGCGCCGCCTGGGAGGCCCACCAGCGGGGCGTGCTCACCGCTGGCGAGGCCGCCGACGTGCAGGCCGCGATTACCGCGCACGCCGAAGCGACCGGGCTCGACCGGTACACGGTGGAGATGGCACTCAAGAAGCTCGTCCGGCACCCGGCGACTGAAGCGACCGAAGCCTGACAGCAGCCCGCCCCGGCTGCATCACGGCCGGGGCGGTATCAGCGCCAGAGCACGGGCTGATGTTGCTACGAGCTTACGACTCGCCACTGACAACGCCGGGGCGCTGCGTCAGCTGGTGGTCGTCGACGGGTGGCGCCTCGCCGTACACGTCGGGCCAGCCGTCCTGTTCTTGGCCCTCCGCCGCATCCTCTTCTTCGATCATGCGGCCAGGATGGCAGACGGCTACGGCTCCTCGGGCCAGCTCGTCAACACGGTGCCGGTCTCCTCGTCGGTGAGGGCGACTCGGGCGTCAGGCATGCTGCCGTACTCGCCGATCCAGCGCGTGAACTTCCGCCGCGCGGTCGCCTCGCTCCCCCACCAGCCGTGCTGCACCGGCCGGCCGCCGGAGGTGAGCAGCAGGTGGTAGCGGCCGGGGCCCGGGTTGCTTGTCACAGGCGCCATCCTATTATCGAACGCGTGACCGATTCACTGTCCCGCCTCGAGCTCCTTCGCTTCCTGGAACGCGTCCAGGAACAAGACCTCGAGCGCACCCGGCGGTGGATCGCAGAGGAGGAACGCCGCCAGCTCGAGCGACAGCGCGGCGAGCAGGCCCGGCCGCCGCAGCCCGACTGGGTGCTGGAGCTCGGGCTGAACCGGGACGCGCCCGCGGTGTACGTGCATGAGGGCGGCTGCTGGAACGCGGGCAAGCGGTCGAATGGCGTAGACCGGTCGACCGCGCTCCGGGCCCTCGTCGAAGGCGTCGCCGCCTGCCCTCACTGTCGGCCCGACAGCGCGCTCGGCTATCTGGAGGGATAGCAAAGGGCCCCACCGCTCGCAGCGAACGGCAGGGCCCGGGGGTTCCACCTGGGGAGGGGGAACCGGTACACACCATGCACCAGGAACCGGCCAGCGCGAAAGAGATCGGCCACGAGAATCTGCCGCACGCGACAGTGCCCCGCCTCGACGGGGGAACGAGGCGGGGCACTGAGGCCAGTGTGGCACGGCCGCCTTCCATCGGTAGCCGGGACGCGCGTACCGTTTCCGCACCCGGAGATGAGGGAGGCGACGTGAGCGACACCGGCTGGGGCTGAGCCCTCGGACAGCAGAACGCCCCCGCAGCCGGTCGGCTGCGGGGGCGTCTTCGTACTCAGGCGTCGTTCTGCTGCAGCCGCTCCCCCAGCTTGGCGGCGAGGGCGTAGGCGGGGTGGTTGTCGAGCTGGCGTCGGCGCCGGTTGTATCGCTGGGTGGTGCGCGGGTCGGAGTGGGACACCGCGTCCTGGACGTCCTGGAGCGGCACTCCGTTGGCGAGGTTGTCGGTGATGAACTGGTGCCGCAGCGTGTGGGGCTTGATACTCGCGGCTTGCGGGATGCCGGCGCGGCGGGCGAGGACGCGGAGGTGCTTCCACACTTCGGGCTGTGTCCAGCGACGACCGGAGTCGGTAATGAACAGCGGGCCGTCGGTGCGGTCGCTGAGGTAGGCGAGGAGTGCGTCGAGGGCGAGCGGCGGTACGGGGGCGGGTCGTTTCTTGCCGCCCTTCTGGGTGAGGGGCAGGGTGCGGTGTCCTCGGTCGTAGCCGAGTTGGTCGGCGTTGAGGGAGAGGAGTTCGTCGACGCGGGCGCCGGTGAGGTAGAGGAGCATGACGAGGGCGTAGGAGCGGGGCGCCCAGTCGGCGGCCGTCTGGATGAGCCGGGTCGTCTCCTCCTCCGTCATGCCTTCGGTCGGGCTGTAGTCGGGGTCGACGTAGGGCCGGTTGACGGCGGCGAACGGGTCGGTGTCGACGGCTTGGAGCCGGGCGGCGTAGGTGTAGAAGCTCCCGGCGGCGGCGAGGGCCTGCGCCTGCGTGGTCTCGGCGGGCGGCCGTCCGTTGCGGATGGGCGTCTTGGCGAGGTGCTTGGCGTAGGCGTCGGCGAGCGGCAGTTTCGCCTGGAGCGGGTGGATGCCGGTGGAGCGCGCGTACTCCTCCCACGCCTTGAAGGTGCGGACGTAGGCACGTCGGGTGTGGCGGCTCTTCTGGCGGGCGATCCATCCTCCGGCGATGGTGGGGAGCGGGTCGCGGTCGCCGTAGATGGCGGTGAGGTGGTCGGCGAGTTGGCTGGCTTCGTCGGGCCAGTCGTCGCGTGGGTCGTGCCGGTCGGTCGAAAGCTCCGCCGACGGGCGCGGAACGAGGGCGGTCACCGCCGGGCGGCCTGGATCTCGTCGGCGGTGACCGTCTCGAAGTGCCACCACCGGCCGCCCTCCCACTGCTCGATCTTCGCGGCATCAGCAGGGCTGTCTCCTCCGAGGCACGTCCGGACGAACTCGAAGGTCTTCGCCTCACTGGTGAACGAGGAGGTGGCTGTCACCTCTGGTCCGGTCACGGTCACCCGCCACGGCTTGGACGGCTTCCTGGTGGTCATGGCTGACATCCTCTCAGTATTGGATAACTGTCATTATCAACCACAGAGTTGGGTGATCGCCAGCACTTCCAGCACGACAAAGGGCCCCGCTCCACGAAGGAGCGGGGCCCTGGCGTATGGCATGTTATCGAGAGCAGAGCGGCCCAACTCCGGCCCGGACACAGCAGAACGCCCCCTCCCGAAGGAGGGGGCGTTCGTCAGTCTTCGTCGTCGTCCACCGGCCGGGCCGGCGGTTCACGGAACGGCCAGCGCGACAGCCAGAACGGGCGGTCGTCATCGTCGGGCCACGACGGGCCCGGGGCAGGATCCGACATGAGGGCCTCCTATCCGAGTCCGTAGTTGGCGACGAGCTGGCGCAGGCCGGGGGTGTCCTTGCTGGTGAAGTCGCCGCCGCCATCAGCGGTGTCGTAGCCCCCGAGGCCGGGCGCGCACATTACGGGCAGGTAGCCGTAGGTGGTGCGCACGCACTCGTAGTCCTCGACGGTGCCGTCACCGTCGACATCGGTGTTGGGATGGTCGAGGCCGACGAGGTGCCCGATCTCGTGCGTGATCGCGTTCTTGACCTTCGCCGTGTTGGCTGTGCTGTTGGAGCTGAACCACGCGGTGGTCGACCAGTACTCGGAGTCGATCCACGTCCAGCCGCCCCACGCCGCGTGATAGTCCTCGCTGCCGGGCCGGTTGGTGTAGCAGTTCCAGGCCTGCGACATGCCCTCGACGCCGGCGGGCCGGTACTTCACGCCGAGGATCAGGTGATGCTCGGCCGGACAGCTGCCGACGGACGGCGGCGACTCGATGGTCGTGGTGACGGTGAACGTGGTGCCGGTGACCGCGGTCAACTGGTCGGCGACGGCCTGCGCATACGGGGTGAGCCGACTGCGGGAGGTGCTGTCGGCGAAGGTGAACAGGTACGGCTTCGGGCTGAGGCTGTGGATGCCGTCCTCGGTGGCGATGCGCCAGCCTGGTCCGGAGTAGACGAGGCCGGCGGCGTGGGTGCGGCCGGGCGCCAGAGCCAGCAGCAGAGCGGCGAGGAGAACGGGCAGCAGGGTGAGGCGGGCGTGTGCGTACATGGGACTCCGGGAATGACGAAGCCCCCGCCGGCGGGCGGGGGCTGGATGGGGCGGCCGGTCAGATCGGGCTGTCGAGCAGCTCGTAGATCGGTGGCGGTGGCGGCTCGGGGTCGGCGACGGGCTGCTCCGGGATGACGCCCATCTCCTCGAGGGTGACCGCGTCCGCCGCGGTCTCGTCATGCCGCGGCTGCGCCGGGATCAGTTCCACGCTCAGACTCCAGTTCGGTTGTACTCGTCCACCAGCGGGTGCGGCGGCTCCGGCTCGATCCCCGCCCGGTGCATCTGCCGCGCCCACCGGTCCGTCGTTGACGCGAACGCCCGGAGCATCGCCTCCAGCCTGGACATGCGCCCCCGAAGCTGCCCGTTCTCCTCGTCGACCCGCTTCACCGTGGCCTCCAGTACCGCAAGGTTCGCGGACTGCTGCACGGGCGCCGCGTTCGCGCGGGCTGCCGCTTCCGTGGCGGCGGCCGTCGCCCGGGCAGCGTCCCGCGTAGCACGGGATATCCACCAGCTGCCCCCACCGAGAGCACTTCCGGCGGCTCCAACAACTGCCGCCCATTCGCCCACGTTCATGCGGCCTTGCCTCTCTGGGGCCGCGGAGCTGGGGGGACCGAGTACTCGGGCACCGTGGCCGCCCAACATATGACCCCGATGTGTGAGGTCAGGTACCAGAGTGCGACGAATCCGCCGCGGGAGTAACCGTCGGCGAGGACGGCGTAGGTATAGGCGATGGCCCACACCGTGGGGGGAGTGAGTGCGGCGAGGAAGCCGGCCCTGTCTCGGCCGATCTGCAGGAACGCGGACCCGAAGGTGATGAGGCCGCAGATGATCCACAGCCAGGACCAATGCCGGAGGTCACCGAAGCGGGTGAGGAGCTGCAGGCCGTTGTCGTTGGGTGGCGTCAGCAGAAACGACAGGCCGTAGCAGGTTTTGCCGGTGCCGAGGATGAGGAGGAACACGCCGCGACGGCCCAGGGCCTTGTGGAGCCGTCGGGCCGCACGGCACGGCATCAGACCGGCGTCGGGCCGGCCGGGGCCGGCGGGTTGGACGGGGTGACCTGGGCGCGGGTGAGCAGGGTGAGCGCGGCGAGGACGACACCGTTGATGGCGCCGACCGTGCCCTGCGACACCTCGAAGCCGAACGTGCCGACCAAGACCGCACCCGCGGCCACCACGGTGGTGAAGGCCTGCGGTGCGATCGGACGGGTCATCGCAGCCGCGGCGGCTCCGAGGACAGCGGTGACGAAGGCGACGATGCCGCCGGCCATCTCCGCGGTGAGCGGGGTGACGCCGAGGCTGACGATGAGGCCGAGGCCGGCGGACAGCGTGTTCAGGACCGCGACCGGTTCGCGTCCGAAGATTCTCATTTTTCTGCTTCCTGTTCGGCGCGGCTTGCCTTTGCCGCGGAGAGATGAGCCGCGCCGTTCGCATAGAGCGACATGAAGGCGACCCAGGTGACGCTGTCTTTCCAGAGCAGCAGGGTGGGGATGATGAGCAACGCCCAGACGCCGGCCATGCAGTAGTGCAGGGCGGCCACGCGCTGCGGGGTGAAGACGTTGCTCACGTCAGGAGGCGTCCGGCCCGGTGACGTCGACGCTGACCTTGACGACGGCGTCGGCGATGGCCTTCTGAACGGCGGCCACGACGGCGGCAGTGTCGACGTTGCTGCCGACGAGCTGAGCGAGCTTGGCGATGGCCGCGGACTGGGCGGCCTCGGTCGCGGCAATCTTCCCGAGCCGCGACAGGATCTCCGTCTGGACCGAACTGAGCGTCCAGGTCGGATTGCTGGCCGCGGCGCCGGGCACGACGATGAGGCCGTCCTTCTTCAGGACCGCAGTGGCGATCTCGTCGGCGGTGGGCATGTCGTCCTCCTGAGCAGTGCCGTTCTTGGCGAGGGAGAGGATGGCGGCGATAGGGAAAGCGCCGGGGTCGCCGTGGTCGTTCTCAGGTACGTGCTGGTGGCCGCAGTGCCCCTTGAAGTTGGTCCACTGGGTGCCGGTCATGCGGACGCCGTTGGCGCCGTAGGAGCCGGGGTAAGCCTTGAAGGTGAGGCCGCTGGACAGGGGAACGCCGTGGTTGTCGTGGGCCCACTTGGCGAAGGCGGCCAGGTCGCGGATCGCCCAGTCAGGCAGCTCGGGCGTGTACAGGTGGGCGTATCCGGCCTTCGTCCATCGGTCGTGGGTGGCCGGGTCGCAGGTGCCGACGATCTCCACCTGGCAGGCGTTGAGCGTGTTCGTCTCGACGCCTCCGGCCTTGTTGACGAGGGCGCGGGCGGAGACATCGAAGTCGAAGTGCTGGTACCAGACGAGGCGTTTGGCAGCGAAGTCCGGCTTGGCGGTGAGGTTCGGGGCCACCGATCCGCCGGAGTAGTCGGGCAGGCTCGTACCTTCGGTGGTGTGCCAGACGATGACGTTGGACTCCATGGCAGAGCCCGGGTACTTCGAGCCGTACCAGTAGGCGGTCGACGCGCCCGGATAGCGCTGCGGTCCACTCTTGGCCATGCGGGCCCCCTTCTGCGGTGCGGTTAGAGGCTGACGAAGCAGCCGTTGAAGCCGATCCAGGGCGGCTTGACGGTGCCCTCGGGCTGCACGCCGGTGCCGAACACCTTGAGGAAGCCGTTCGTCTGGACATCCAGTTTCAGCGTGATGCGCGCCGAAGAGACGTCCGAGCAGGGGATGACGATCGTGCGGAGCGACGTCGGCCGGGCCGAGGTGGGCAGGGCGCTGGAGTTGAGTACGCCCCCGTTGGGGATGTCCGTGCCGGAGTAGGTGACGCTGACGGCGCCGCGGAACATCAGCGTGTCCTCACCGAACATGTTGACCCGCCGGTACTGGAAGGTGCCGTTGCTGTTGCCGTTGTGAGCGAAGCCCGATACCAGCGAGACCGTCGTCCAGGCCTGGGTGCCGGAGGCGATCGCCACCCAGGCGGTGCCGTCGTAGACGGTGAGCTGCTGCTCGCTGTTCAACCAGGCGGTCATCCCCGCCACGGGAGCGGTGAGCGTCGCGTTACGGGCGGTGGCCGTGGCGAACCGCATCACCGTCTGTCCGGTCATCTTGAGGAGAACCTCTGAGAGAACCTTCAGGTCCGGGACGTCGCCGTAGTCGAGGCCGCTGAACCCCTGGCCGTAGCTGTCTGATAGAGGCACACGGCCCCCTTCCTAAGCGAGGCGGGTGACCCGCATGAACGAACCGGCCGCGAGGCGGGTGGCGCTGGCGTTGGCCACCGCCTGCGCCCACTGCAGGGCAACCGTGCCGGCGCTGGTAGTGAAGACCGTGCCCGACTCCATGGCGAAGACCTGGTTGACGGTTGAGTCGCGGTCGCCGTAGGTGGCGGCCGTGGTGAAGTTGTGGACACCCCACCTGCCCTGGCCGCCCGACGAGGTACTGGAGAGGACGGTGCCCTGGTCGGCGCCGACAGCGGAACGGACGCCGGTCGCGCCAGCGGGCGTCGTCCACGCGGTTTTGAAGCGGCCCGCGGCGCTGCCGGACACCTGGTCGATGGCCGTGTAGTTGAGTTCGAACTTGACTCGGAACACGGCGTTGGCGTCCAGCGGCATGGTCAGGTCGGGGTCATCGGTGAACGTCGTCGTCGACGCCCGGTTCGTATCTGAGGGCTTGTACGCGTAGCGGGTGGTGCCGATGGGCCAGGCTGCGGTGGCCACTCGGCCGGCCGCCCACCAGTTGCCGCTGCCGGACTGGACGAGCAGTACCTGGTCGCCGACGGCGGGCTGCTGGTAGGTGTCCAGGCGGCGGGCCCGGATGCTGCCCACGTCGACGGTGCCGGCCGTGATGCCCACAGCGGTGACGATGCCGGACTGGACTTCGGCGCGCCGCACGTCCGGGTCGGTGCTGCCTGCCTGGCGGGAGGCTTGGGAGATGCTCTGGGCGACGCTGAACCCGTCCGCCATCAGCTGTCCTGCTTTCCGCCGATGGTCTGGATGGTGATGGAGTCCAGGCCGAGGCTGATCGAGAAACTCTGCACCTGCTGGAGTTCGCGGCGACCGTCCTCGTAGGTGACGCGGAGAACGTCGCCCGGTTCGAGGCAGGGATTCGGCAGGCTCGTGAGGGTGACGGTCGCGTTCGGTTTGATCGCGTCCCGCAGCAGCTTGTTGGCGGCGCCCTGCGCGAGTGAGCTGTTGATCAGGGTGGCGGAGCTGTAGAACTTTGGCACGCGCCCGAACGGCCCGTTGACGTAGGTGGGGCTGGTCGGGTCGGTGTCGGAGGCAGTGCCGGTGACGGGCGGGGTGTTGTCCTCGCTGTTCTCTCCGGTGGCGACGACCACGTTGTACATGCCGTCCCGGGAGAAGGATCGGTTCGCGGAGATCAGGACGCCCTGCTCCCCCGCGTCCACGTCCCAAGCGACCGGCGCGGTCAGTAGGTCCGGTAGCTCGGCGATGATGAACTGGCCGTCCGCGTCCGCATACACCTCCGCGCCGATCGCGGTCGCGCACTCCTGCACCGCGTCCCACCGGTCCCCCTGCGTATCCCAGGTGCGGGTGCCGATCGTCGCATCCGACGCCCAGTTGACGACGACCGCGCCGGGGATGCTGTCCTGGATCAGACCGGTGATCGCTGTGACCGCGGCCGTGCCTCCGCGGGTGGTGTACGGGGTGAGGAACTTGTCGTCGGCGATCACGGCTTCGAGGCCGGACCCGTCGATGGTGACCGGGCCGAGCGCAGGGTCGCCGCTGATCCTGTCGATCCGGAACAGACCCAGCGGCACGGCCTCGATGGTGCCGTCGCCGTAGATGATGCCGCGCCGGATGCGCAGCCGCGCCCCGTACACGGCGAGCTGGTCGGTCGGTGTCATCGGCAGCAGGCTGACGTCGGGGACCGTCACGCTGCAGGTGCGGCGCACGGCGTTGCCGCGGTCGACGGTGACACTGCCGTCGGTGTGCGGCAGGTCGATGACGACGCCGTCCGTGCGCAGCAGCTGCACCTGCGTGTACGGGACGTGCGACTCCCGTAGCGCGGGAAGGAACCGGGAGGAGGGGGCCGGGTACATGCGCCTCCTCCTTTCAGCCGTCGGCGCGCTGACTCAGTGCCAGGTCCAGCACGGTCGCGTAGCGGCCGAGCAGACTGAGCACGGTCGCGTTCTCGATGGCGACGTCCCGCACGGTCCACGTCGGCGAGCCGGCCATGCCGCCGGTGGGGCGGTCGACCTCGGTGAGCGGTAGCGTCCACTCCCGCCAGGCTTCAGGCGCATAGGTGGTGACGCGCGGGAAGGCGGTCTCGCCGACGGTCACGTACACGTCCGACTCGCCCATGCCGGGTGCCGACTGCCACAGCAGCACGTTGCCGGTAGCCAGCAGGAACCGCATGGCCTCCCGCTCATCATCGGACTGCGTCCAGACGACCAGCGATCCCTCGCGGCCGGACCGGACACCGGAGAGCACGACCGCGTTCTGCCGGCCACGGGGCCGCATCACGTTCTGCTCGATCGGCTGCTGCCAGTCCGGCGCCTTCTGCACCATCACCCGGCGGTTGAGGATCGGCCTCGCCGGGTCCTTCAGCCAGGCGTAGTTGGCGTCCCCGGGGTCGAGGGTGACCGTGGACGTCAGCCGGTACTCGGTGAGCAGGCCGGTCGTCGCCGAGTAGAACTCAAGCCGGTAGGAGAACGGCACACCCAGCGGCGCCTCGTAGTCGGTGACGATCGCCGTGTCGTCCGTCGATGTCACCTGGCTGAGCAGCCCTGATGCCCCGCGGACCAGGGTCTTCGAGCCGTCACCCAGCACCCGGTACACGGTCATCAGCCGGGTGGTGTCGATCTCCCGGATGATGAGCTGTGCCGACGCCGAGTCGTCGTCCACGGTCAGTGTGGACTGCGGCAGCACTTGGTAGAGGTTGACGCCGTCGATCTGCAGGATGCTGCTTGCCGCTGTCGCGGTCAGTACGTAGTCGATCTGTGCGGACACCGCGTTCGCGGGAGCGGTGGCGTCCGACTGAATGGTGTACCAGAGGCCGTCGCTGGGGACCGCCACGCTCGACGACGTGTAGGTGCTGATCAGGGCATTGGAGCCGTCCAGCCACCGCACGGACGCTACAAGGCTCCAGCCGCCCGCGGGGCGCTTCACTGCCGTCTTCAGTCGCCAGTTCACCCCGGGCGTCACCTTGTAGATACCGGAGCGGATCGTACTCACTGTGGCCGTACTGCTGGTGACGGTGAGGCTGTAAGAGTTATCCGCGCCTTGCGCACCCCACGGCGTGGACCGTGCCAGCGTGGCCACTCCGGAGGGGACCGTCCACGCCCCCACCCCTTGCTCAAAGTTGCTGTCGGCGTAGGTGACGACGTTCGTGCTTGAGGTGCTGCTGGTCGGGGTCGTGGTCCGGACCTTGACGACGGCGCCTTCCGAGCGCATCACCTGTCCGGCCGTTGCCCCTGTGATTCCTACGGCCAGCGATGCCGTCACTGCACCGGCCGGGGCCACGGCTGACGCGACCTGCCGGTACCAGCCTGTCCCTGGTGCCGCCAGTACAGACTGCGTCGCGGAGATTTGCGTGCCGCCGTTGTTGTAGAAGCGAAGCTCGACCCAGCACGCCGAGCCGCTGGTCGGCGGATTGAGGTACGCGTACCCGAAGTACTCGGTGCCCGGGGTGATAGCCGGACGTTCCACGCACAGCGCGCTCGCATTGCCGTTCGCGGTGACGGTCAGCGTCAGCGTTTCACCGCCGGAGTAGTACCAAGTGATGGGCCACGACACGGCGGGGGCCGTCCGCGAAAGCGTGCAGTTCGACTCCGCCGCCCACGAGGTGCCGTTGATCTCCTGCTGCTCGGCGTCGAAGGACAGCAGGTTCCCGGCGAACCGCAGTGGATAGCCGAGATACGCGTTCTCGAAGAGAACGATCTGGTTCGATGCGGTCGCCGTAGCGGAGACCAGCACCTGCGCGCGGGCAGCGTTCGCCGGTGCCTGGCCGCCCACCGAGATGCGATGCCACGACGTCGACGCGGCGGCCGTGGTCAGCGACCACGTGATGCTGATCTCCGCGCCCGCAGAGGTGAGCCAGCGGATCCCGATCCGCTCCGGGATCGTCGAGCTGCTGGCGTCGGCGAAAGCCCAATACGTCTCGCCGACCTTCACCGCGTATGACGAGTAGGTGCGGGCCTGCATCTCCCCCGACGCGGTCGCCTTCATGCTGACGACGCCGTCGCCGTTCCGGCCACCCGATCCCAGGCTGAGCGTGGCATTCAACTTCGCCGTCCAGCCTGAGGTATTCGGGTCGATGGACTCCGTCGTCGCCGACAGGAAATTCCCGGGGATCGCCACAGGTCACCCCCTCGGTCGTGCGCCCAGAGCCGTCATGATCTGCTGGTTGTTCTGGGCGACGACCTGCTGCGCCTCGCCTCGCACCCGGCCGAGGAACTCGCCGCTGTCGAGGTAGAGGTCGCCCTCGAAGTGTGACGGCCCCGAAGTACCGTCACTACCGCGCACAGCCGCACCCTGGATGGCAGACCACTGTTGCGGCGTGAGCACGGCTTCCGGCTGGCCGAGCCCGTTGTACATGAGGTTCATGCCAGGGGGCATCCACCCCCCGCTGTCGTAGCCGCCGGCCCGGTTGTACGCCCGCGGCAGGCTGCGGTACGCCCCGAGGGCGTACTTCATCGAGGCGTACACGTTGGCGAGGGGGTCGACGGAAACGCCGTACAAGAACGGTCCCTTGCGCCGGTACTTTCCGGCGTAGTGCTGGAAGGTGCCGCGGATCACCTGCATGAGGCCGACACTGGGATGTCCAGCCTGCCAGTTGGAATCCCACTTGTTGACGATCGTGGGGTTGCCGCCAGATTCCTGCTGCATCCTGCGTAGCGTGATATTGGTGTACGAGAGCGGCTGACCGACCTGGCGCAGCGCCTGCTGCACTACGCCGCGCCACTGTTCGACGCCCTTGCTCGGGCTGTACTTGACGTTCGGCGTGGACCGCTTGTCGCCCTCCTTTCCCGCGCCGATCAGCTTGGCGACGGCGCCCTTCATCAGGTTCTTCAGGAGTCCGACGAAACCGACGTTGCCGCCGGGGATCGCGTTGATCAGCGGGTTGACGACGTGGTTCACGCCTGCGCGGACGGCTGAGCCGAAGGTGTCCTTTAGCCAGCTCGCACCCTTCTTGATCTTGTCCCAGCCGCTGGATAGCACGTCGCCGATGCCGTCGAAGATGCCGCCGTCCTTGAAAGCCGGCAACCCGAGAGCCCGCTGCACGCCACTGACACCACCAGCGCGGGCTGCGGCATTCATGGTGTGCACGTAGCCGGGCCCGACGGCCCGCGTCCATTCTGGGCGCATGACAGCCTCGCCACCGGACAGAGCCGCCAGGTGTACGTCCCGACCCGGCGTGTAGCCGGGGAGGATGCCGCCGGTTTCGAACTTCAGCGGGTCGAGGTGCTTGCCGCCGAACGCGTCGGTGACGAGGTTCCAGACGCGGCGGATGCCGTCGTTGTACACCACGTCCACCACGTACTGGACCGGGGTCTTCGCGTACCCCTTGACCTTGTCAAACCCCTTCTTCACGCCCTTCGCGGCCTCGGCGAACGAGTCGACGATCCCATCCCGCAGAGTGTCGGCCCACCCGGGGACGGTCTTGGTGAAGAAGTCACGAATCGGGTAAAGCGTGTTCTTCTTGATGGCCGTCCAGGCATCCGAGATGCCGGAAGTGATGGCATCCCAGTGCTTGATGATGTAGACGACCGCCAGACCGATCGGGCCCGACAAGGCGCCCAAGATCCACGGCCAGTTCTTCTTCACCCAGGTGAGCACTGTCTGGAAGGTGTTCGGGATCGTCTTGGTGAAAAAGTCGACAAAGGGGCCAGTGAACCAGTCGATGACGGCCTGCCCGCCAGCTTGGATGTTGGCCCAGATGACCTTCACGGCATCCCGGAAACCTGCGCAGTGCTCCCATAGAGCCAGGACGGCCAGGACCACACCTGCGATAGCCAGGGCGATCCATCCCCACGGGCCAAGGGCCATCACGAGGTTGAAGGCGGTCATCGCCCCGTTGAGAATGAGTTGCCAGAGAGCCCACAGCCTGGTGGCCACGAACAGGCCATAGATGGCCGGGACCAGCCCCGGCACATTAGTGGCCAGCCAGCCGATCGCTTGCGCGGTCCCCCCGATCACCTGCAGCAAGGGGCCGGATACTGGCTGCAGAGCCGTTCCGATCGCGAGGAACGCTCCCGCGATCTTTCCCAGGGTGTCGGCGATCAGCGGTGCATGCTCCGAGGAGTACGACAGGAAACGCTCGAACTCTGGGGAGCCCTTCAAGCCCTTGCCCCAGGCGGCGAACTTGCCGGTGATCGACTGCAGGTGGCCGCTGATCCCATCCATGTGGGGCAGGAACGCGTCGATAATCCCGGCCATGCCGGTGATCACGTTGCCAAACGCCACGCCCAGGCCAGTGATGGCCGGCTTCACGCTGCCCTGCAGATCCTTCTTGAAGCCCTGCCAGAACGGCGTCTTAATCTGCTGCGAGAAGCGGTCCTGCAGCCCCTTGATGGCGTCTGCCGCCTCCGTCACGAAGGGGGTGAGGCCAGGCAGGGCGTTCTTCAGTCCGATCAGGGCCTTCGTGAAGATCGGCATCACGGTCGGCTGGAGAGACTTCGACCAGGCCCCGAACGCACCCTTCAGGTCCGTGAAGGCGTTGAACGTGTCCCGGGCGGAAGGGGTGAGCTTTGCCAGCTCCTCCTGGTACTTGGACTGGGCAATCGCCGCCTGATCCACACCGCCAGCCGCCGACAGAGACGCCGACTCGATCTGTCGCTGCGCCGAGGTCACCGCATCAGCGCTCGACTGCTGCGTCTGCACGACCCGCTCCTGCGCGCGGGCAATGGTCTCGGCACCCTGCCGCTGCGTCTCCGCCACGTTCTTCTGCGCCTCGGCCAGCTTCCCCTGGGCGTCAGCAATCGCCCGGCTGTTACTGACCTGCGTCTTGGTGACGTTGTCCTGCGCCGCCTTCAGCGCAGCAGTCTTGTCGGTCACCTCCTGCTGCGACTGGGCCAGCCGGTCCTGGGCGTCCTTGACGGTCGTCGAGCCATCGACGCCCGCCTTGTTGGCGGCTGCTGTTTCTTCCTTGAGCCGCCGCGTCTCGCTGGTCTGCTCCTTGAGCCTTTGCACCGCCTGGTCGTAGACGAGCAGCGCCTTCTGCTTGTCCAGCTCGGAGGATTTCGCGTTCTTCAGGACCGCGTCACGGGCAGCCGTCGCCTCCGTCAGGGCGATCTCGGCGTCCCGTTGCGACAGCTGCGAATCCGTCAGCCGGTTGTTGAGATCCTCGAGTTGCTGCGCGGCCTCCTTGCGGGCGGCCGTCAAATCCAGCTGCGCCTGCCGAGACGCCTTCTGTGCCTGCGCCAGGTCGCGCTCAGCTGAACCCACCTGCGCGTTCGCCTGCCGCATACGGTCGGCAGCCTGATCGTATGCATCCGCCAGCGATTGACGCGCCGCCTTCACCTGCTGGGCGGCCTGTGCGTTCGCCGCAGCGGCCTGCCGCACCGCATCCGACACGCCTCGCTCGGCGTCGGCGATCTGCCGGGCCGCATTGCGGCGGGCCGTCGCCAGCGCCTGCTGTGCAGACGCCAACTGCAGGGACCGCTGCGCCGCCTGGCTGGCAGCCTGACCGCCCCGCGCCGTCGCGCTCGTGGCCGCGTCCTGCGCGGCCTTCTGCGCCTGCATCACTGTGGCCATCTGCTTGAACGCGGGCAGGGCGACCAAGCCGACCGCCCCGACACCAGCCGCCGCCGCCACGCCCGCCGCAGCAATGGCACCCAGCCCGGCCGCAACCACCGGCAGCACCGGCAGGATCGCCGGCCCGAACGCCAGCGCCGCCGTCGTCAGCAAATTGAAGTTCGCGGCAGCCGAGTGCGTATCGACATCCACATCAACCGACTGGCCGTCGAGCCGGTTCACCTCGGCCTGGAAGGCGGCCAGCTGAGCGGACGCAGCCCCCGCATCCACCCGCACTGCGACATCCGCATCCGATGCGGAAAGCCGCTGCAGTCGTTCCTGCAGTCGGGCGATAGCCGCATTGGCTGTCTCTGTGGAAACGTCAATGCCGATCCGGGCGTCCGCCAGGGCACGCATCTGCGCCCGGATCTGGTAGATCTCCCGTTCGGCATCCGACGAGTCAGCCCGGAGCCGTACCTCGGGCAGGCTCGCCAGCGCGGCCTCAAGGCGGGCCCTGAAGGAACGTGCGAACGTGGACCCAGTCGACTGGCCCTGCCGGGCAGCAGCAGGCTGGGCCTGCCGGCCGCCGTTCTGTATGCCCTGGACGAACGAGCGCGCAACGTGCGATGTCAGATAGCGGCCGATAACTCGGCCGACCTCGTCGCCGACCTCGTTCGCGGCCGGCACGAGCTGCTGCTGCAGCCGCTGGCGGACACCTTGAGCGTTCGGGACGACATCGACCTCGACGGATCCAACACTGATGGCCACGGCGCCTCCCTCCGTGGCGCTATGCCGCGCCCCCATTGATCAGCTGGAACAAGGCTTCCGCCCCCGCCTCGGACAATGTCGGCTTGGGCCGCGGAGGACGTGATCCCGGCCGCTGGATCGGCTGCGGCGGGTCAGGTCGCTGCGACTTCTTGCTGGTGTTCGCGCAGATGAGGACGTACTCCACGCGGGCCACGCGGTCGGCAACCGTCGCCACGAGCTGCTCAAGCTTGGACCAGCTGTCCTTCTCCGGTTCGCCCTTCTCTGCCTGCTTGGCCAGCTCCTCCTCGGGCATGGCGTTCCGCAGGGCGGTCCAGGTGGCCGACTCGGATGGAAGATGCTGGATCAGGATGCGCAACCGCCGCCACGACAGCCGGCCCCTGTGGACGTCCAGCAGGTCGACGCCGTTGTAATAGCGGAGCACGTCCGCTTCTACCGCCTCCGCGTGCTCCTCGACGACGGAGCGGGTCCACGCGATTTCCCCAGGCTCTCACCCGACCGCTGGGCCGCGTCGGCGGTGAACTCCAGGAACTCGACGATCGTCGGATCGAGCTCCTCGTACAGCTGATAGTCGTCCGGATGCAGCACCTTCTCAGCGAATGCGTCGAGCTGGCCTGCATTGAGCAGGCGCTGCCAGGACGTCCGCCAGGCGGACGGAGGGACGATGAGCACCTCTTCACCGCACAGCTCGGCCGCGATGTAGTTGCCATCGGCTTCCATCTCCTGCGCCTCAGCCTCGGTGACGTCCGGCTCGTCCGGCATCTGCTCGGCGGCCGGCCGCGAGGGGCGCGATGCTGCGCGGGCCGCGGTGCGCGGCTTCCTGCTGGTGGTGGTACGCGTGTTGGCCACGGCGCGGGCTCCTTCTTTCGGTGGCGCGGGCAGGGGAATGAGGTGGACGGGCCGGGCCCGCGCCAGGGTGGCGACCCGTCCACCAGCTCAGGACCCGGTGGGAGCGGGCGTTGCCGGGACGATGTCCGAGTGGTAGACCGTATTGCCGGCCGCGTCCGGGTAGGCGGTGACGGTGATCTCGTAGCCGGACATCTCGTCCTGCTTGAAAGTGACGTCACTCCGGTCGCTGACCTCGCCCTGGGGGACGTAGAAGCCACGCGCGTTCGAGCCGTCGATGACGACGAACCACCAGGCGCGGCGGTCGGGCTGCGGGCTCGCGGTCTCCGCGAAGCTGGTGAGGCCGCTGGTTCCGTCGGGGCTGAGGTCGCCGGCCGGGATCCGATACATGATCGACTGGACGGCGACGCGCGTGGTCTCCCACAGCGTCAGCTGGAACGTCCGCACGCTCTTGGTGATCTGCGTGCGGAAGGGGGAGGTCAGACCCCAGGGGGTGAACTCCTGGCTGTCCTCGTCGAAACCGTAGACGAGGCCGTCGTCCGAGATGGCGCCGAGCGGCTCCCACGGAGAGACGGGCTGCGTCAGCGGCGAGTCGGGGGCGGTGGCGCCGGTAGCAGCCACCCAGCCGCCACCGTTGGCGCCCACGATGGTGAGGTCCGCCGCGCGGGTGATGTTGACCATTGGGTCTCCAGACATGCGAAGACCCCGCGATCGGCGGGGTCGGTTACCAGGGTCCGGCGCGGGCCCAGCCGGTCAGGAGACCGGATGACAGTAGATCTCGTAGGTCGCCCCGACACGGCGGAGCGACGTGTTCTCGTAGGGGCGGACGACGGGCCGGGAGATCGTTTCAGTGCGGCCGAAGACGGCATTGGTGGTCTGGGATCCGCGGAGCACGGTCAGTACCAGCGTCCGCACGGTCTTGGCGAGGTCGATGGCCTCTGCGCGGGTCGAGTGGTAGACGTCAATGTCGACAAACGGCCGGTCGAGGCGGAAGCCGTCGTCGTCGCCGCCCACCGCCTGCACCTGGACGGTCGGCAGCTCATTCAGCAGGTTGTTGTCTAGTTCGTCACGCACGACAACATCGCTGCCGAGCCGAGTCTGCAGCCAGCCGATCAGCTCCAACTCGACGTCGACTGATCCGACGTCAGCCATTGCGGCCACCGATCTGGGCCGCTCGCAGAAGCACGTGATGAGCGGGGACCTTCTCGGTGCCGTACTCCACCCAACGGGCGTAGTAGGCGCCGTTACGGACGTAGGCCACGGCACGGTCGCGGTTACGGCCGCCGCGGGCGGTGCTGTCGGTCTCCCACGAGGCCTTATAGCGGCCCGCGTCAGCGCCGTGCATATAGACCGGAGAGATCGCCTCCGCCGCCGACTTGATGACCTCAGCCCGGCGAAGCATCTCCGCACGCATACCAGGCATGCGGAGCATCTGGCCGATCCCTTTGCGCTTCATCTTGAACCGTGCTGCCATAGCCCCTCCACAACTCGAGCCACTGGGGGCGGACATGGAAGTACAGGGTGCGCTCGGCACCATCAGCTTCGACGGAGAGTGGATCACCATCACGAAGAAGGCCCTCGGCTTCAGGCCAGCACCCGTGCGCATCCGAGCCGCCGACGTCATCTCGACACGGCTCAAGCGCGGCAACCCTTTCATCAACGGCTACGTGCAGTTCCTGCTGCCGGGCAGCAGTGGAGCCGGTGAGCACCAAGGCCTCAAGCTCGGCGGCCGACCCTCATACGAGGACCCTCACAGTCTGTCCTTTCGGTACAAGCACAACGCCGCTGTCGAGCAGCTCGTCGCGGCAGTGGAACAGGCCCGCCGCTAGCCGGTAACCCGGTCCGCCGCGAACTGCACCGGCCCGGACGTCCCGGTGAATGGGGAGCGTCCCCAGTCGCCGGGCTCGCCCGTGATGTCGCAGACCACGCCGCGGATCCGGGCCCTGTCCGTGGTGCGCAGGACCGTCCCGGCCGGGGCGTACACAGTCCAGCCGACGATGACCGTGTCCCGGCCCTGTTGCTCCGCGCCACCCACCGCAGGTGTCTCTGCCCGCGGGGTGACGACGCAGCCGTGCACGTCGAAGGACTCGTCCGGGCCGGGAAGCGGGTGGCCGCGATCGTCCCGGCCCGGCGAGGGGCCGGTACGCAGGATGCGCACCGTCTCCCCGAACGGGTACGGGGCCGGCATCTACACCCACCCCCAGCCCGGCTCGTGCTCCAGACCGGGACCGTAGTCGTCATCGATTGGATAGGTCGGCGACGCATCGGCGGCAGCTGGCGTCGGATCCACAGTGAACGCACCACCGCGGCCGGCCAGCGACTTCAGCGCGGTCTTGTCGCCCTTGGTCAGGTAGAGGCCGCCAGAGCCCTGGGGACGCTGCACGGACATCGGGCCGATCGTCTCGTAAGAGACCTGCTGCGGGTTGACGTAGGCCCGGCCCGCCACCGACAGCACCACCGCAGTGGCCCGGTCCGGCAACGGCTTCACCACTGTCTCGCACAGGGCGACCGCCTGCTCCAGCAGCAGATCGGCACGATCCCCGTTGATCTCCGGCAAGTCCAGGTAAAGGCCCAGCTGCTCAGCCGTCGGCGGTACGAACGTCATCGCTGCCTCCTAGGCCAGGGCCTCTACCGCCTCGCACCAGGCAGCCAGCTCCTCGGTCGGGTCCAACTCGGACGAACGTGCCCGAGCCCGCTTCGACGCGAGCCGATACTCCGCGGGTTGCATCAGCTTGCGCAGCACCGCCTCGTAGCCGTCGGCATCGTTGCGGTCGACGAACACGCCGGCCTCACTAAGCGCCTCGCACAGCCCCGGGGTGGGATGCGCAACGACCGGGATGCCGGAGGCGAGCGCCTCGACACCAGCCCGGCCCCATGACTCGTAGGACGACGGCATCAGCAGGACCCGTGTCTTGGCGTACACCTGCTCCCGCATCTGGCTGCCCGGTATCTGCTGCAGCACCTCGACGTTCGGCAGATCAGGGAGGATCTGTTCGCCGTAGGCGCCGGCCACCGCCAGGAACTCCGTGTCGGGCATACGGCGGGCCAGGGCCTCCAGCACCTTGCCGCCCTTTTCGACGTTGCAGTTGATGAGGGTGACCTTCGTGCCCGGCTTGGTGCGGTACTCGTCGGCGAACACCGGGGGCCGCACGATCAGCGTCCGCTCCGGGCGGACGGCCTTCGGGTACTCGGCGTAGAACAGCTCCGCCTCGTAGGCCATCCACTTGGAGTTGAAGACGGCCAGCGCGGTGCCGCCCGATGCCGCGTCGCGGAACGTAGGCCGGTGGGTGTTGTGGCAGATCGCCACCACCGGCTTGCCGTAGCCGCGGGCCAGCGCCGTGGTCGACTGAACATTCTCCAGGTGGCTGACCAGGACGTCCGCGGTGCGCACGGCCGAGGCGAAGTCCAGGCGGGCCTGGAGCGGCACCACGTGGACTCCGTCCAGGTCGTAGGGCTGCCCGTCCCCCGAGTAGCGGGACAGCCACACCTGCACATCGTGGCCGCGCCCGACGAGCGCCCGCAGCATCGAGTGGACCATCCACTCCGCCCCGGCGTTGTGGCGCGGCGGGTAGCCGTGCAGCCGGGCAATGATGCGCATCGCCCGGCCCTGGCCCGGTCCGGTCACGAAGCGCCGGCGGTTGCCACGTACCGCACGAACGCCTCCGGGTCGCCGAGAACGAAGCCGTAGTAGGCCTCCGCCAGCAGCAGCACCAGGTTCTCCTGGAACGCGGAGTGCACGCCGCCGTCCTCGTCGATGTACGTCGCCTCGCGGCTGATCTTGACGGAGATGTCCATGCCCACGCCGTAGGCGGCCTGGGACCAGTCACCGCCGATGGCGCGCAGGCCCGAGTCGACGGAGGTGGACTGCCGGCGCACCTTGCCGGAAACGCTGCGGGAGTAGGCGACCGGCTCACCGACCAGCGTGCCGGCCAGCGCGGCGCCGGTGCCCGGCTGGGTGGTGTCGACGAAGATGGGCTGGCCGGTGGTGTCGGTGGCCTTCAGCAGCTTCGGCTTGAGCCGGTTGTCGGCGACGGTCCCTGTGTAGTCCCAGTCGTCGTCGATGATTTCTTCCATGCCGTTGACCAGGTCGGTCCAGATGCCGCCCGTGGCCTGCCCGGTCGTGCCGAGGACTACCTCCTTGGTCGTCATGGCCAGGTAGTCGGCGAAGGGGCCGGTGGCGCCCTTCATGGTGCGGCCGTGGATCGTGGCCCGGTCGAACGCCCGCGAGAAGGCGGTCGGCAGGTCGTTCTGCAGCTGCGCCCACAGACCGGCCGCGTTGGACTCGACGACCTCCATCGCGACCGGGATCAGCACCGCGATCTTCTTGCCGCTCATCTGCTTGATGTCGACACCGCCCGTGGACAGCGGCTTGCGGCCGGCCTGGTCCACCCAGTCCGCCGTGGGGACGTCGAGCGGCACCGGCACCGCGGTGTTCGCGGACATCGACAGCGGCACCCGCCGGGCGAGGCTCATGACGGCGCTCTGCTCGACGGACTTCTCGAAGATGGGGCCCACCAGGGTGGGCGGGAGGAACGTCGGGTCGACGTCCGACAGCTTGATGGGGTTGGTGTGAGCCATGGAGGGCTACCTCTCTCAGCGCCCCCGAGCGAGGGCGCCCTTCATGAAGGCGTCGAAGACGGCGCCGGGTTCGGAAGTGGATCGATTGCCGTTGCCCGAGGAGCCCTGTGTGCGGTCCGAACGGGGCACGCGGGGGGAGTTGTCGACCGGCTTGGCCAGGTGCGGCTTGCGCTTCAGCAGCTCGGCGAGCCCGTCACGAATGCCGTCCGTGTCGATGTCGCCTTCGTCGCTGACGAAGGAATCGAGGTCGAGGAAGGCGTGTGCATCGTCCGGGTCGGCGAACTCGGCCGCCGCCAGGGCCCGCACCTCCGCGCGTACCGCCCTCTGCTGCACGGACCGGATGCGCTCCTGCGCTGCGGTGAGCTGCTCGCCCAGCCGCTGAGCCTCGGACTTCTGCGCGTCCTCCAGCTCCTGCGCCTTACGGGCAAGGGGTTCGAGCTCGCCTGCCTTCGTGCGGTACTTGGCCGCCTCCCGGCGCAGCTTCTCGATCTCCTTGCGTGCCGCATCCGGGTCGGCCCACGGGTCCGTCGGCTTCTGCTCCGCCTCCGGGGCGGCCTCAGTCTCCGGCGTCTCCTGCTCGACCTCTGTGGTCTCCTCGTTCTCGGGCATGGTGAAGTCGCCCTCCAGGGGCTGAGAAAGGCCACCTCCAGGGCAGCCACGGGTGGTCAGTTCGAGCCCGGCAGCGGATTGCTGTCGTGCTCGGCCAGCGCCAGACGGAACCGCCTGAGCTGGTCACCGGAGTGAAGGGCCGCGTACTCGCGGTAGATCCGCTCCCACTCACGCGCCTGCGGGGACAGTTCGAACTGCTGCCCCTTGAACACCGGGATCACGCCGCAGTGGCAGCCGTCGTGCGCCCGGAAATCTGCTGTGTCCTGCTTGTACACCGCGCCGCGAGCGGCCAGGAGCTTGCAGAACGCGCACGCGCCCAAGGCCGCCGAGCGCGCCCATGCCGTGGCCTGCCGGTCCTGCCGCACCGCCTCCTGGACGGTGCCCCGGCCCGTGTCAGCAACGAGCTTCTGCGCCACCTGCTCGGACTTCTTCTCCGCCTGCGCCAGCCGCACATCCATCGGCTGTTGCTGCGCGTCCGTGATCTGCGGGTCATCCGGGTCCCGCGGCCACAGATCCTTCGTCGCCCACCGCAGTGACGCCTCCGTCTGCTCCTGCGGCGGCGGTTCAACGACCGGCACGGTGAAGACTCCCGGCACGCCGGCCGCTTCACGCTGCGCGTCATAGAAATCGGCGGCCAGATGCGAAGAGGTTCGGGCGTACTGCTCGACGACCGCGTTCATCGCTGCCAGCCAGTCCGGCACTGATTCCCTCAGCCGCGAGGGCAGGATCAGACGGCGAAGACCGCGGACGTCCCGAATGAGTAGCCGGGTCAGCCCGAGCTGGGCGGCCCGGTACCGGCCCGCGGCGTCACTGCTGTCCGAGACCGTCGTCGCCACCGGTCACCTCCGCCGTAGCGGGTAGCGGGGTGCTCTGGCCGCCGAGCGCGGCCAGGCGGTCCATCAGTTGGCCGCCGGCCGCAGCGCCTGCGCTACGCCGCCGGTCAATCGCGACCCGGCGCCGCTGGTCCTCGGTCAGCCCCACCATCTCCAGGACCACATCCGAGTCCGCGGGCAGGATGCCGGTCTGTACCAGCTTCGCAGCCGCATCCACCTGGGCGGCGAGAGTGGGCGTCGCCGGGTTCCGCCACACCGTCTCGATGCGGCGTTCCTTCGGCGGCGGCTCGCCGTCGCGGAACCACAGTGCCAGCCGCATCGCGTCCCGGTGCGTCGCCGAGAAGCGTCGGATCCGCCGCTCGGCCTTCTTGATCTGCGTGTTGTCCGCGTATCGGATGGCATCCGCCGAAGCGGGGTTGTCGCTGGTGTAGCCGAGAACGTGCGGAGCCACACCGAGCTGCGATGCCATGATCCGCGCATACAGGTCGATGATCTTCGTCTGGCCGGACGGGTCATGGGCGGTGAACGCGCCCACCGTCGGCACGTCGCCGTTCTCGTCCCGCTCCAACGCCAGCACGCGGCCGATGTACGTCTCCCAGGCCGACTTGGTGTTGCCCTCCGCGTCCTGAAATGCCGACTCGGAGGCCCCGAGGATGTAGCGCTGCGGGGCCCCGAAGAACTCGGCAGCCACCTCGATACCCATCAGCCGCCGGCAGGCCGCGTCCGTGATCGCCATGACCTCGGGCGTGATCTCCGACCTGCCGACGCGGTCAGCGGTGCGCTGCCGATTCGCCATGCGCAGCACCGGCACCATGCCCAGGTTGTGCAGGTCCCGGTCGAAGACCTCCCAGCCATCGGTGGTCTCCGCCGCGTACACCGTCTGATCTTGCAAGTACAGCGTCGCGATCCGCACGCCGTCCTCGACGGACTCCCGCAGGGCCGCCGTCGCCATCCGCAGCCGTGCGTCCCAGAACATCGTCATGTCCAGGGGGCTTTCGAATGTGATGAGCGGCGGATCGCCCTCCTCGCCCGACCCTACGGCCACGTACTCGCGGCCGTAGGTGAGCGCGTCCAGGTGGGCCAGGCTCGACTCGTCGTACAGGTCGTTCGACTCGGCGATCTCCTCCAGGTCGGAGGAGTCCGAGCCGTCCGCCCAGCGGAACGCCTCCAGGTCCAGGCGCTGCTCCAGGGACTCCACACCGATCCGCGGCCAGCCGATCACGGTATGCAGGCGCTGCAACTGCGGCGGAATGCTGATGCCGAGGTCGCGGACGATCTGCTCACCGTTGAAGTAGGCGTCCAGCAGCTCCAGCTTGAACCGACAGCCGAGCAGATCGGTCCGGAGGGTGGTCAGCAGTTGCCGTTCGTCGTCCGACAGCGTCAGCAACGGAAGTTCAGGGATGGCCATCGTCACCGCAACACCACCACCCTTCCCTTACCGCGCGCCCGCGAGCGCTTCGCCCAAGCCGGAGAGTTCATGACCATGCGGCGCAGCATCCGCGCGCCGATCGCGCACACCGCCAAGTCGACCTTCCGGGCCGACTCACGGTGCTCCTTGCCGATCGTGTAGCCCCACGCGTTCGTGCGGCGCCGGGCGTTCGAGATGTGCTGCCGCAGCATCTTGTGGCCGTCGTGCGGGACCTGTCGCTCCAGCACGTCCCGGTAGAAGCGGTCCACCGCCTCGGTGAACGCCTGCTGCCGGCGCCGGTCTCGCATGTCCCACATCACCGCGTGCTGGCCATGCCCGGAAGCCACCGCCTTCAGCTTCAGCCGCTTGCCGTACCGCTGCGCCCACGCGTCGATGTAGCCGTCCCAGTAGCGCTCGCCGTCCGCGTCATCCTGGCCGGCGCCCGGGTCGGCGAAGAACGCGAGAGGCTTGTAGCGGGCGAAGACCTGGTCGACGACACCGTCCACCTCCTCGCGCGGCACCCGCCACGGCCGGTCGCCGGGCCAGTTCGCCGGCCGCTGCCACACGCCGAGCGTCGTCACGAAGCCGTCCGACAGGCGACAGCCGACCAGGCCGGTGGCGTCGTCACTCTTGGAGCCGTCGAAGAACAGGACGATCTCGTCGCCTTCTTCTAGGCCCAGGCCCTCGTGTGGGTTCGCGTCCCACTCATAGCGAGCCAGGAACGCGTCCTCGGCCGCCACGATCTGGTTGAACCAGAACCGGCGGGACCTGCTGGGCGGGTTGCGGACGTCGAGGATCGACGCCTTCAGCCGCTCGATGTCCAGCCACGTCGAATCCCCGCGCACCGCGCGCAGCGTCGGTTCAATCCACGCCTCCGTCAGCTTCGCCTCGGCCGGAGCCTCCAGGCTGTCGTAGAACAGACCCGTATCGGCCGCCCGGCCGGCCTCCGCCGACTCGAACGCCTCCCGGGTGCGCTCGGCGACGCTGTCCTCACCGGGCTCGTAGGCGTTCGTGTCCGCCAGCGTCCGCGCCTGACCGTCCGCCGACTTGGTGGCGTTGCGCTCGATGACCGCGGCCATCTCGTGCCCGCCGTTCGACTCCACCCAGTGGTGCGTCTCCCCCATCGAGGTGAACGTCGGCCTGCCGCCCTCCAGGGCCCGCGGCGACGAGGTGACCGCCTCGATACGGGCCCGCCCCTTGTCGGCATAGATGATCTCCTTGCCGAGATCGATCCGGTACTCCTCAATCGCCCGCTTCGACAGGATCGACGGGAACAGCGTCATCGTGTTCCGCGTCTGATCCTGCGACACAGCGGCGATCTGCACCCAGGCCGCCGGATGCTGCACCCCGAGCGGCTGCCCCGCCGGCACTCCCCACTCATTACCATCGTCGGCGATGCCGCCGAACCGGCAAGGGCCGACGAACTCGAATGCCGACCAGGTCGCCTTGACCGGGTCCTTGCCCCAGCCCTTCAACCTCTGCAGCACGCCGTCCCGCCACAGGAACCGGTTCGTCACCGGATCCATGGCGTACCACCACAAGGTCAGGCGGGCCTGCTCAGGGGTGTACTGCCACGGTTTCCCGGCGTAGTGCTGGAGGTAGGTCGCCGTCCAGGCAAGACAGTGCCAGCCCAGCGTGTACTCAGGGAGGATGAACCGCCCGTCCGGGCCACGCTTCCACGTCGGCCCGATCGTGAAAGGCGCGACGACCTCCGGGACTTCCTCGTCAGCCACCCGCGAGGTCACGGTAGGCATCCAGCGGCTTCACCGCAGCCAGCTGCGGGCCGGCCGGCTTCCGCTCCAGCTCGATCCGCGCCCGGCGCCGGTCCCCCTCGGTGGTGAGCAGACGGGCCATCACGCTGTCGAGCGCACTGACGTACTGCCCGTTCGGCGGCCGGTCCGAGGAGAGGCCACGCGACATCAGCTCCGCCGCGTACCGGGCCATCGCCCAGTCCGACGGCTGGTAGAACGCGGCCTGCCCCGACTCCTGCAGCGACAGGTACCAGTCGGTCGCGATCGGATGCCACAGCGGATCGGGCTCCGGCAGGTCCGGCAGGTCAGCCGGAGGGCCCGACGGGGCCTTGGTGATCGAGTCCTTCTCGTCCTTGGAGCGGTGCCCCATGCGCTCCTCGGAGCGCTTGCCGATAGGTCCCCGTGCACCCATGTCGACCTCCAGGGTCTCGGTGCGAGCGGCCCGCCTCCAGGGCGCAGCCATGATCATCAGATGGCGCGCCACCAGGGCGGCCGGCCGCCCTAGGAAACCCGGGCGGAAAGTCAGGTGCTATACGGCCCCGATCCCTGAAGATCGGGGGGAGGGGGATCGCCCCCCGGGTTGATCAAGCGCAGGCCCGCTCGAAGTTGATCTCGCGAGCCTTCAGGGCGACGCCGGCCAGTGCCCTGGCGTGATCATCCGTCGACGTGATCGCGATGCTCGCAAGCACGTCAGCGAAGAGATCATCTTCCAGGCTGTGTTGGACCTCGAAGTCCGGTGCTGCATCGGCTATGGCCTGCACACGCTGCCGCACTTGGGAGACATCCATGCGCGCCTCCCTCGGTGCCGTGGCCCCGTGGCCGGCCGCCCTACCGGCGCCTGGCGGTGGCCCCACGCATGGCCTTGGCGTGCGTGCTGGTGGCCATGCCTGTGGCCCTGATGTGGAGGAGCTGGCAGTAGCCCTTGGCCCTGGCTCCCATGTACTTGTGCAGCTGGCGTGTGCAGCGCGTCCAGTCACCGGGTGTGCCCCAGCGAATCTTGGCGGCGCCGGGCCCGCTGGACCAGTACCGCCTGAGGGTCTCGGCACCGCCTCGCTTGCTCCGGCTTCCTCGTCCCTTACCTGCCACAGTGGATCACTCCTCTTGCGGCGCGGGCTCCTGCTCTCCGCCTACCCGCTGGATGGACGCTCCTTGCCCGCTGGGGATGGCGAGGCACACGCCGTTGGTGTCGGAGATGACGGCCCAGCCGGCGGTGAAGAACAGCTCCAGGTCGTCGCCCTCAACGAGGACGTCGTCCCGCTTCTGGTCGCGGGGGTGGACGATGAGGTAGCGCGGCATGGTCACCTCAGTCCGGGGTGCGGTTCGGGCGGCCACTTCCGCCCAGGCCGGGGGTTTGCGCGCTGGGCGTCGTTGCCTTCCCTGCTGGACTTGAGTCCGTGGCAGGTGGCACAGACGCCCTGCAGCCGGTCCTCTGCGTGGTCGTCGGTCTTGGCCTGGACGTGGTCGCAGTGGGTGCTCGGCCTGACGCCGCAGATCTGGCAGGTGACATCCCTTGCCAGAACCCGGGCGCGGATCTGCTTCCAGTTCCCGGGGAGTCTCGCTCGTCGATCAGATCCGCGCCACTGGCCTGACATGTCACCCCCTATGCCGCTCGCCTCCCGGCCTGCCGCGCCAAGAGCTCTGGGGCGTATCGCTGCAGTATCTCTACCGCCCAGGCGACCTTGTCTCCCACTCGCTGACCAGCTGGCTGGTAGCTGCTCCACAGCTCCAAGTTCTCAAGCCGATTGTCCTGCTTGTCACCATTGATGTGGTGAACATTCTCGTCGCGCGTCAGGCGTCGCCCGAGTGCCTTCTCCATCACGTATCGGTGTTCGGAGATTCGGCGGCCCTTCACCATGACCATGATGTAGCCGTTGTTCCCCTGCCGCCTAGGCGTGCCGTCCCCCGATAGGGCGAAAGCAGGACCCGGCTCCCCATACTTGTAGTACCGCTGAAGATGCATGCCGCAGTAACCGCGGGCGCGATGCGGCCTAACACATTCGTCCACCGAGCACTGCCGCTTACCGCCGTTATCCTCCGGCGTGCCGGTACGAAGCAGCCTGCTGTAGTGCGTCGGGCAAAGGCCACGACTCTTCGCCGCTATCTGGCACCCTTCGTGTGCGCACCGCTTCGGCACTGCGAGAGGCCGGCCTTTCAGCTTGAGGGGGTCCCCCGTCTGACGCCAACGCCCATAGTGCAGTAGACACCATCCACGAGCGCGCGATGGGCTTTCACAGCCCTCTATCGAGCAGACCTCCCGCTCAGGCCTTTCGGCCGCAAAGAGGGGATCACCGAAACGCTTGAACTTCAGGTAGTGACGATTGCAGTACCCCAGAGCACGGTGGGATCTGTCGCAGCCCTCGATGCTGCATGTACGTTTAGACACGTCGATCTGCTCTCTTCAGGTCGGCCATGCCCCGGGATGGTTGCCGCCATCGCCGGGGTCTTCGTCTCAGTCTATCCGCCAACGCGTCCCAAAAGTGGAGCAACTGCCCCACTCGCAACGGCAGTTGAGCTCAACGGCGGCCGCTCACACGCGCCGGCTCCACCACCACACCCCGAGCGTGTCGCCGCGGTACGACTCGGTCCGGCCCCCGAGCTGGGCGAGCACGCCGTCCATGTCGTCAGCGTCCCAGTGGTGGACGTGCTCCTCGTAGGGGTTGCCGTCGACCTCGCCCTGAGGGGCTTCAACGATCGGGAGCGACACGAGGATGTTCCACGCGCCGGCCGCTTCCGCCTTGTTCAGCAGGGCGACGGCGTCTTCGCGGGGCATGTGCTCCAGCACGTCACCGAAGATGACGAGGTCCCGGTGGAAGAGGTGCTCCTCGGACTGGCGGACGTCTTCGATGTGGATCTCGTCGTACATGGCCCGGGTCTTCGTCGACTTCAGCTTGTACTTGGCGACGTAGGGCTTGTGGATCTCGATGGCCGTCCACCAGATGCCCTTGTGCTCGGGCCGAAGCAGCTTGGCGTAAGTACCCTCGCCGGGTCCGACGTCGGTCACGGTGTTGGGCTGGTGGCGCGTGAACCGTTCGAGGGACCAGTCCTTGCCCTCGGCAATGCTCGTCGGCATGGCGGCCTCCTGGGTCAGGCGGTGGTCTGGTCGTCGATGAGGCCGACCTGGTCGAGGGCGGCGAGGAGAGAGGCGAGGGCTGCATTGCCGCCGCGGGAGCCGTTCACGATGGGCCGGCCGACAGGGGCGGCTCCGTAGAAGCCGAGCTTGTTGCCTGCGCCGTCGATGCTGTGCACGCGCGCACCGAAGGGGCCCGCTTTGAACTGGGCTTCGGCCATGATGTGCATGATCGCGGCCCCGGCTTCCCATCGCATGTACGTGTTCTGGGTGCCGGAGAAGTCGGCGTTCGGGAACGTCGACCAGTACCAGTCGCTGCCACCGGACTCGGTGTCCAGGTTGCCGCCTGACGACCGGAACCGGTAGCCCTTGGCCGGTGCGGTGTTGGAGTCGCGGACAAGGAGGTCACCGGCATCGGTGAGGTTGCCGGTGATGGTGAGGGATCCGTCGTCGCCGATGGTGACCGTGGAGTTCTGCAGCACCTTGCCGGTGGCGCCGTCGAAGCGGGCTATCGCGTTGTCGGTGGAGGTGGCGGGTCCGCCGACTTTTGCGGCAGCGGAGCCTGCGGGGTCGGCGCCCACGTCGGCTGCGTCGAGGTCGACTGCGCCGATCTGCCCGTTGACCGACAGCACGAGGTTCGTGGCGGGGTCTCCGGGGTCGCCTTTGTCGCCCTTCGGCCCGGTGTCGCCTTGCGGTCCTTGGGGGCCGACGAGGGAGGCCAGCCACTGGGTGACGGTGCCGGTGTAGCCGGTCTCAACGGCGATCTCGTAGGCCGACTTGCCGGGTGCTCCGACGGTGCCGCCACCGGGCGCCTGGGTGGGCACGAGACTGGCGAGCTGGATGGTGGCCCCGTCGGCGCCGTGGATGTCTGCCCAGAATGCGGCGCGTTTGCCGCGGGACGGTTGGACGTCGACGTACCAGCGCCATCCGGCTGGGGTGATCCCTGCCGCATCGTTCGGGATGAGCTGCACGGTGAACTGGCCGTCGATGATGTCGACTTTGCCGCCGCCGGGATATACGGCGTGCCGGGTGGCGTCGGTGAGGATCGCGCTCGGGGTAAAAACGATCTGTCCGCCGTAGCCGGTGCCGGCGACCGCGGAGGACAGCGCGCCGGTCAGGGTGACCACGGGGGTGCCGGAGGGGAAGGGCATGGTCACCTCCCTGCGGTTTGAGTCCCGCCGTCCGGGACGGAGAGCGGACGGCGGGACGATCAGGCGGCGCGGGCTGCTTCGCGTTCGGCGAGGATCCGCTTCACGTCGTCGAGGTCGGGTCGGTTGAACAGCGCCGGGATGCCGCGGCCTTGACTCGGCAGCGCCGCTTCGAGGAGCCCGCGGTGCACCCACTGCCGGATGGTGGATTCGCTCACCTCGGCATACTCGGCTGCCTGCTTGGGGGTGAGCAGGTCCTTCGGGTAGAGGTCGTAGATGCGGCTCATCACACCCCCTGACATGCGAAAACCCCCGCCGATTCTGGGCGGGGGCTCGTGTTGTTTTTGGGCGCAATGCGCTCAGGCGCCTCTAGTGTTACAGCAGGTCAGGGGCTATTGCAAGTAGATCCCTAATCGGGGATCGGCGGGAGTCCTTGCTCGGCCCGGATCGCGTTGATAAGCCGCATCAGATCGGCCCCTGGTTCGAACCACTCGCCATGCCGCCGGAGGTCTGCGAACTTCGCGTGCGGCTGAGCTTCCTCGGTGTAGCTACCCAGGCACTTCGCGAGGATCGTGCCGTTCAGCTCCTGGGCTCGGCGGCGAGGGTTCAGTGTGGTGCCTATCTTGATGAGCCGCTCACGCCGCATGAAGTACACCCAGCCCTCGCCGGAGGCAGTCGGCTGCCTGTAGCTGTCGAGGGACCGGTTGACGTCGTCGATGGCGACGGAGGCGTCGAGGACCGCACCCCAGTCGAAGCGGACGATGAGGTGAGCGAGCCGGTTGACGGTCTCCCGCTCGTGCTCGGCGCAAAAGCGGAGCGGCTCCGCTGTGGTGGCGCCCTCGGGGCACCCGGAGAACCAGCACTGCCGATATGCGGGTGCGGCGCTGGCGATCCGTATCCGGGTTCCGCAGCCACAGCGGTAGGCGCCGAGGCCGGCTCGCCCGTCCAAGCTCATGGTTCGCCCGCACCCGCAATTGACGGTCAGTTCCTGCATCTGCTGATTCTCCTAGGCGCCACTGACAACGGCGGTTGGCCTTACTGCTGGTTGACGGTCTGGGCGCTCGCGCCGCGAGTCACGTCCATTCCCAGTTCTGGCGGGCTCGGGCGGCTCGGTGGGCGGCGTCTCCGATTTCGGTGGCGAGGCTGCCCCAGTCGGCGGGCATGAGCCGGTGCCGGGCTGCTTTGTGGAGGAGGTCGCCGATGCGGCCAGCTCGGCGCGGCGGGATGGAGGCAACGTCGTCGAAGGTTCCGTCGAACAGGTCGGCGATCTCGCGCCACTCCCTGCCGGTGAGGGTGTTGGCGAGGTGCTGGCCGAGGTTGGCGATGGTGAGGGCGGACCGGGGGCCGCGAACTCCGTGGCTGATGCTGATGCCCATAGTCAGCCCTTCCTGAGGTGCTTGAACCGCTTGGGGAGCCGCTTGCCGGCGTCGATGACGGCCTGGTTGAGCCGCAGGTATTCGTCCGTCTCGTGGGTGATGCCGTCGGCGGCTTCGCGGGCCGCGTTCTCATAGAGGGCGGCTTCGGCGTGACGGAAGGCGGCGAGGAGCCGGTTCTCCTCGGCGTACTCCTGGATGGCTTCCTTGCTGGGCTTGGGCATGGTGATCTCCTTAGAGGTTGCGGTTGTGGGCGAGTTCGGCGGCGCGGTCGAAGGCGAGGAGGACGGGGGCGGCGCTGGTCTGCTGGGCGTTCCAGGACGGGATGGTCTCGGCCTGCCAGTGGCGCTTGATGGCTTCGAGGAGGAGGAAGCAGGCGTCGTCGGCCTGCCCGCGGTTGGCGGCCTCGCGACGGATGGCGCCGATGGGGCACCGCCGGCCGTCCTCTTCGACGAGGGCTTCGCGACTCCAGCCGTCGGTCTGCAGCCGGATGCCGGCCCGGTGCAGAAGCTGCGCAAGCGGGGTGCGGTACGGCGCGGGGATGGCGGTCTGCGGCAGCTGCGGCACGGTGATGTCGGCCGGCTGCTCGGCGGGGATGTGGGCGGTGTTGACCTCGTAGGCGACGGCGGCCTGGTTAAGGCGGGCGTCCATCTCGTGATGGGCGAGGGCGAGCCGGTCGTCGAGGGTGAGGGCGGCGGGGCGGGTTGCGGGCGCGCGGGTGGTCGTGGTCATGTGGGGTCGCCTTCTGCGCGGTGACGTGTGGATGGGTGGCGGGGCGCCCCTGGGTTGCTGGCAGGCGTCGAGGGGCGCCCCGGCAGAGTTAGTCGGCGATGTCGGATACGAGGCCGCTGGGGTCGATCGTGACGACGGCCGCGCAATCGCCGCAGGTGTAGCGGCGGTAGTCGCCGTCCTTGTCCTGGCCGGTCATGTCGCTGTCGCAGCAGACGGGGATGTCGTCGCGGTCAGTGTGGTCGCCGATGGTGAGGTCGTAGCCGTAGCTGGTGGTGGGCACGTCAGTCCTCCGGGTAGGTGGTGAGCGGGGTCAGCGGCCGAAGCGCCGCTTCTTCGGGTCGGGCATGTCGGCGACCTGCTTCTCCAGGCCGCGGAGTTCGGCCTCGTCGAGGTGGCCGACGTAGCCCTTGGGGAGCGGTCCGGCGACCTGGCGTCCGGGGGTGGCGAGGTCGCGCATGCCGGCGGGGGGCTGCTCGTAGACGGTGCCGCACTGGCCCAGGAGCCCGGAGACAGACAGGTGACCAGTCATCCATTCGCCGGTGATCCTGGACTGCCGGTCGAAGGTGTGGGCGGTATAGGTGTGGCTGTCCTCGTAGCGGGCGACGCGGGTGGCCATCTCGTTGATCGTGTAGACGGTCGTGCCCTTGCGGATGAAGCGGTTGAGGTCCTTGGCGCCCCGCTTGGTGGGCTCCCAGGTGCGTCCGGCCATGAGTGGTCTCCTGCCTGATGTGTTGGTTGGTTTGCCCTGCTTTGGGTGGTCTGCCGGGTGGTCGGCGCCCGGTCGCTGCGGCTTTTGTGGTGGTCTGTCACCCGGTCGAAGTCGCGTCCACCCGGTCGGTTGACCGGGGCTGGGCTCCAACCGACCGGGCGGCATACCGGGTCATACCGGTACGAGACCACTCGCCGACCGGGTCTCGACCGGGCGGTTTGCCCTACTTACCGGCGGCCTCGGCGAGCTGCTCGCGGGTGTAGCCATTCGGGTTGGCCAGGCCGTCGAGCGGGCCCAGCTTTCGGGTTCCGCCCGCATCGGCCGCGCGGAGCCGGGCCTGCAGATCCGTCTCGGTCAGCTCCTGGTAGCGGTCAGGACGGTGGGCGGCCAGCAGCTCGACGAGCCGCTTGGTGCGGGCCCGGTCCACACCGTCCGCGTCGAGGACCGCGATGCAGTCGGCCAGCAACTCGGCGCCCTTGGACGCCTGGTCGCTCTTGCCGTACTCGGCGGCGAAACCGGTCAGCGTGCCGGCGTCGATGCGCAGCTGCCGGCCGCGCATGCAGATCTCCCGGAACTCGGGGATCGTCATGAAGTCCGTCTTGAGGGTGATGTGGCCCTCCTCGCCGCCCTGGTCCAGGACGACGACGCCCTTCTGCGCGTCGAGCAGCATGTGCGGTGCGGCGCCTGCGGCGACCGCGTCGTTGCCGAGGACCATCCGCGAACTCTCGGCACCCTTGACGCGGAAGCAAGCTCGCTTGCGGCACACCTCTCGCAGCAGGGTCGGCACGCTGGTGGCGTCCGGGCGCTGGGTGATGAACAGGCCCATGCCGCCCACGTACCGGCTGACACGCACGAAGCGGGCCATCGTCTCGACGAGGACGTCCTTGCCGCTGCGGCCTCGGTCCTTGGCGTCCGGATCGTCGTCCGTCTTGATCTTCATCATGGCGGCGGCGTCCAGCAGCTCCTGCAGCTCATCCACGACCAACAGCGTCAGGCCGCGCTTCCACTCCTTCGCCAGTTCCGGAGTGAGCTTGCCCTCGGGGCAGCGCTCAGGGTGCTCCTCCGATAGCTGCTCCAGGCGTTGACCGATCTGCTGCATGTCAGCGATCAGTTCGTTGAGCAGGTTGTAGAAGGCGAGGATCTTCTCGGGGGTGTTGCCGGCGACGTAGGAGTGGGCGAACTGCTTGGTGCCGACCCAGTCGGGCCCGGCCTTGCCGGTGGCGATGTGCACCGTCATGTGGGGATCCAGGGCGGCGGCAGCAGTCACCAAGCGGGCCAGGAAAGACTTGCCGTAGTCGGGCAGACCGCCGAGCAGGATGGAGCACCACACCAGTTCCAGGCTGTGCCGGGCGCCGCGCGCGTCAGTGCCCAGCGGCACACCGTACTGCCAGAAGTCCAGGCGGTCCGCGGTGAGCAGGGGAGAGGGGACCGGCTTGGAGCCGTAGGGGTTGGCCTCGTTGGCGACCCACAGCACGACCTGGCCTTCGTGGCCGTCCTCGGAGGTGTCGGCCCGCATCTCGATCTGGGACTTCTTCACCCTCATCGAGGAGGCGAGTTCTTCGGCGCGGGAGGTGGCGGCGGCGGCCTTCATGCCGCGGGGCAGTTCGATCGTGGCGGTCCAGCCTGGCCCGGCCGGCTGGATGATGCCGACGACGTGCGTCTCGTCGCGCTGCGCTTCGGTGATGATGCCGGCTTTGACGAGCGCGGTGATCAGGTCGGCTTCGCCGCGGATCTGGGCTTCGTCTCGGGGGGTGGCCGGGTCCTGAGGCAGTTCGACGGTGCCGATCTGGCTGCGGTTGCGGCCGTGGAAGGCTCCGAGGCCCCAGGCGCCGAGGCCGGCCAGCAGGTCGAGCCAGAGGCTGCCGGTGACGACACCGACGCCTACTCCCCCAGTGACCACGCCGGCTGCGGCTGCGGTCTTCGTGAGGTAGCTCTTGCGGTGCTCCTTGTACTCCTCGCGGTATCGGTCGGCCTTCTGCTTCCAGGTGCCTGCCACGTTCGGGTCACCGGCCGCGTCACGCACGGCCTGGTCGGCGTCGGCGATCAGCTGCGGGTAGTGGTTGTGGTACCGCTCCAGCCAGCGCCGGCCGAGCTGCCGGTAGCCGCGGAAGGTGTGCGGCAGCAGGACGACGGAGGCGATCTGGTTGGTGCGCTCGGCGACCTTACGGACCGATTCCAACGGCTTCCGGCCGGCGGTCTCGTCCTTGAAGACGGGCGTTGCGGCGGGCGGCGGGACCAGGGTCAGCGTCGGACGCTCGTCGTACAGCGGGGTAGCCATCAGATCTCCTAGTGGGCGTGGCCGTTGACGGCAGGGATGCGCCGGGGGGAACCGCCGCGTTCGCGGGCGGCTTCGTTCTTCGCGATGGGGTGGAACGGCACCGCGTCTCCCTTGGTGCGACGGTGCGGCGGGGGCGCCTTGCGGCCGTCCTTCTGAGCCGCCTTCTGTGGCTCCTTGACGGCGGGGGGTAGATCGGACGCGACCTGCGAAGATCCAGGCGCTGAGAGCAGCGCTGAGGGGGCTGGGTGGAGCCTCGTGAGGAGACGCCCACGGACGCTTATCGGCGCCCCGTTCGCTTCGTCCATCGCCTCGGTGAGGGACCGGCGGGAGGCGACCTGCTGGGCGTGCAGCGCCGGGGTCATGCAGGGGGTGTCTGTGCCGTAGAAGATCTCCCATGCGGCAGCGAACGCCTTCTCGAAGTCGAGCGTGCCGTAGGGGGCTGCGGACACCAGTCGCTCGGCGAGCTGCACGACGTCCTTGTGGTGGCTGCGGCGCCGCCTCTCGTGCTTGGCACGCGCCTTCTCCTCGGCCCGCCGCTTCTTCTCCGCCGCGTCGAACGAGAGCGTGGTGACCCACTGGCGGACCTCGAAGAACAGCGGGCCCATCAGGGACACTGCGGCGAGGCCGTAGCCGACGGACGGCGAGGTCTGCACCCCGTAGCCATAGTTGATCCATGCGGCGTAGCCGGCGGCGGACAGACACAGGCCACGCAGCAGCCACCGCACCCACGCTGGGAGCTTGCGCTCGTCGGCGTAGGCGACCCCGGCAGCCATCACCCAGGCGGCGCCCTCCAGCGCGAACGGCAGGGGCAGCAGCATCAGGGAGACGCGGACGAAGTGCGCTACCTGCGCGGGCAGTGAGGCGAGCGCGGAGGCGGCGACGAGAGCGAGCGTGCCGCGCCGGTACACGTTGCCCGGTGTCAGCGCCTTCTCCCGTCGGGCCGCGCGGGCGGCACGACGCTGGGCGCGGTCGCGGCGCTTCTGCGCCTTCTCCTCACGCTGCTCCTTTCGGTTCTCGCGGCGTTCGGTGCGGCGCAGCTGGGCGCGGTGTTCCTCGTCGCGGCGCTGCTCGGCGCGCTCCTCACGCAGGTCGGCGCGGCGCTCTTCTCGCCAGCTGCTCACGGGGATCAGTCCTCTCGGGTTAGTCGATGCGTTCGACGGTGACGATCAGGTCGCGGGGGTCGGTCTTCGCGGCGGCGATCCGGCGGTTGAGTTCGGCCTGGTCGTAGACGGCGATCGAGTTGGTGGGCGCCTTGGTGACCGGGTCGACGGGCTTACCGGTGCGCGACGTGGCGGTGAAGATCCAGGTCGGCATCACTCGGCCCCCACAACGACGGGCGCGGGCTGGGCCTTGCGCAAGGCGAGGTAGCCGAGGCCGAGCCAGATCGGCCCGGGGATCAGACCGGCGATCACGGCGGCGCCGGCAAGAGCGGCGGCGATCGGGGCCGCGGCCGGCGGCCATAGGCCGATCGCGATCAGGTACACGCCCAACAGGGCGATGGCGATGACGCGGAGGAGCATGGCGACCTCTTCGGGGTCGGAACGGATGGTGGGGGTTGCTGCGCCAGTTCTCCTCACCGCCCGTGCGAGACGGGCGGATCGGGCAGCCGGTCAGAGACCGAGGAGGTGGTACGGGAACGAGTCGTTCTCCAGAGGAGGCAGGCTGAACCAGCCCCACTTGGAGAGCAGCCGCCAGTGAAAGGCGAGCCGGGGCACGCCAAGCTCCAGCAGCGCGACCGCGCGGTGGTGACCGTCGCCGACGTACACCCAGCCCGTCTTGTCATCGACGTCCAGCCAGATCGGCGTCTTCAACCCGCCCCGGGCAGTGATCTCGGCCTTGTACCTGTCGACGGTCTCCCGGTCCCGGCCACGCGCGAAGTGGCGGTGGGCGTGACGCCACTTCGCGAAGTCCTTCGCCCGGATGGCCTCGTCGGTGAGGAGCGCCGTCGACAGCTCGCCGCGGTACGCCATCAGGCAGCCGCCGGCAGGTGCAGGCCGTCGAGTTCGTCGACGAGGCGCGGGCCGAGTGGGGTGACTGAGTCGACGGCCTCCGCGTGGTCGCGGATCAGCGCCCGCGTCTCCGGGTCGGCCTTGGCGTACTGCTCGATCAGGCGGATACGGTCCTGGATAGACATGGCTGTGGTTCCTCACTGGTCAGGTGGGGCTGGGATGGGGGTGGGGTGCCGCGGCCGGCGTGGGCGTGGGTGGGCACCGGCCGCGGCGGATCGGGGGGTCAGCGAGTCGGGTGCTCGCTGCGGTCGTTGACCTCGCGGAGCTTGCGGAGCATGCGCTCGTACTCCTCGGCGCTCACTGCTGGCCGTCCGGGTTGTGCTCGTCGAAGACTTCGAGCAGCTGCTTCACCGCGATCTCCAGGCGGCCGAGCGTGCGGGCCATCTCCCGGGCGTCGGACATGTCCAGCCCCCCGGCAGCGGCCAGCTCCTTGCGGGCGACCCGGACCCGGTAGCGGTCGAACGGCGTCAGATCGAAGGGGACAGCCACACGACCGACAACCGCCTGGGGCTCATCCACCCGGTAGTTGACGAAGCCGGTTGCAAGCCGCTGCTCGGTTTCCGTGTCGGTGACAGCCACTCGCAGCAGCCGGCCACCATCAGGGGTCTCACCCACCGCGCGGATCACCTCGTCGGCCTTCACTTGCGCGGCGGTCAGACGCTCGATCTCGTCGGCCATCGTCACCACCCCCGGATCTTCAGCACCCGGCGGCGCTCGACCGGCTCGGTGGGCAGCGGCGGCAGATCCGGCGTCGGCTCGACGCGGCGGAGGTCGATCGTCTTCTTCTCGTCGGCCATTAGAACCACCGCCGCTTCTTCGGCAAGGCCACCTCAGCCTCGGCGCGGGCCGCCGTGGTCCTCAGACCACGCGCCCGCTCCTGCAGTCGGTCGGCCTCACGCTGGGCCTGCGACGCCTTCTTCGGGTCGGAGTAGTCCCGGCCCCGACGCCCATACACGTCGGCGGTCATCTGATGGGCCTCGGCCTTCTGCTCGGCCTCGTAGGCCATCTGCCGCAGCGCGGGCGCCTGCCGGGACGCCCACTGCTGCTCCGGCGTCGCCAAGTCCTTGAACCGGCGCCCCATCACGCACCGCCGATCAGGTGCAGCTGGCCGGCGGCGGCGAGCACGGTGCGGGCGGCGGCCATCAGATCCTCGGCCGCAGCCAGGCTGTCCGCGTCCAGGTCCGTCATGCGACCCGACTCGGCGAGGTGCGCAAGCTGCGCGGCGTGCACGGCAGCGGTCTCGTACTGGGTGACCGCCTGGATCAGCGGGAAGCGGGACTCGACACGAGCCATCGCGTCGACGGCGTCCGGCGGCAGCGGGGCGGTAGGGGTCTCGGGCGCGATCGTCACCGGAACCACCGCCGCTTCGGCTTCGGCGGCTGACGCATGGCCAGCATGTCGCCGTAGAAGCTCTCGTTCAGGCGCAGCCAGAACGCCCACAACTCCTCGGACGGGGCCGTGTCGCACAGCGCCAGGGACTCGTCCGCCAGCTCGGCGAAGATACGGGCCAGGGACTCGCTGTCCGTCGCCTCGTGCAGTGCGGCGGCCAGCGGGGCGAGGTGCGACGTCGTCGGGGTCGGGGTCTCGGCGCTCATGCGACGACCTCCTCAACCACAGCCGCGTTGTGCAGGCGAGCCGTGCGGGCCAGGCCGCGGAGCTGCAGGGCGAACCGGATGAGGTCGTCCGCGAACCGCTCGGCCATCTCCGGGGTGTGCACGTCCGGCAGGCCACCGGTCTCGATCCCGATGTGCGCCTGGCGCAGCCGCGGGTCGGTGGACGCCGGGTCGGCCTGCAGCATCGCGTACATCAGCAGGTCGCCGTTCGGCTTCAGGAACGAGGAGATACCCACGTCCTCGGACGCCGACGTATGCGTGATGTCCTCGAACATCGTCGGGACGGCGAGGTGGTCCTCGACGCACCAGGTCGGGCACTCGATCGGCGTGACGTGCGCGGTCTTGCGGGTGCCGATCAGGGCGGGGACGAGACGGTGACCCGGCTTCAGCGCCGGGAAGGCGGTGACGGTACCCAGGCTGGCCTGGGTAGACTGCTGCACATCCATGAGGGGACCTCTCAACAGTTCCTCGTGGTAGGGCCGGCCTGAGAGGTAGGAGTCTCGGTGTCCGGCCCGATCTCTTGTTGTGCGGCGCCCGCGGACTGGGTCCGGTAGGAGTGGGCACAGCTAGTAAGCCGCGAAGCCGTGGGCTTTGCGTCTACTTTGTTGCAGGACCACCATGGCACGGGGGGTGTGCCCCCTGCAACATAGTGGACGAAGAATCTTGTGGCGCGTCTAGTCGGTGGACATCCACCCGTGAGAACATCCAGGGCATGGCAGCGAATACCCCGACCCTGAATGAAGCCGAGAAGGCGCGGTGGCTCCGCAAGCTGGACAGAGCTACTGCCGCTCACGAGAAGACGCGGCAGCAGCTTGATGAGCTGATCGCCGACGCCCGGGCCGCTGGCATCACGCTCACGCTGATTGCCGAGCACACCCCCTACAGCCGAGAGTGGGCACGAAGGATCGCTGCGCGCGTCCACACCGACCGCGGCGGGACGGAAGCGGCGGCGGACGAGTAGCTGCCAGGGCCAACTTTGCATGCCCTTGAGTCAACCGGTGCCGCGCCAGAGCTGCCATGACCGTCCGGTGCAGCGCCGATGCAGCAGGAGTGCACTCACAATGCAGCCCGCCCGAAACGATCAGGTAAGGGGCGAATAGTGGACGTCATCGACACGTGGACCGGTCGCCGAGCGTGCGCTCTGCAGCAGGCCCTACGGATGACGAATGACGGCTTTGCCGACCACCTGGGGGTGGCGGTGCGCACGGTGGCCAGCTGGCATTCGTCGCCGGACATCGTGCCGCGGGCTGAGATCCAGTCCGCCCTGGATACCGCCTACGAAAGGTCGAGCCCGTCGGTGCAGCGCCGCTTCAGTCTCCTGATTCGCCCCAAGCCGAGCGCCGTCGAGGCCCAGGCCCTTCGCGTCGCCATCGCCGTGGTCGTCCGCGACGACGACGTGCTCCTCGTCTGCAGGCGCGGATCGGACTCGCTCAGCTGGCAGTTCCCGGCCGGCGTCGTGAAGCCGGGCGCCTCTCCCGCGGTCGTGGCGGTCGAGGAGACTCACGCGGAAACCGGCGTCCGCTGCACCGTGCGCGAGCAACTGGGCTCGCGCATCCACCCGGTGACCGGTGTGGTCGCCGAGTATCTGAGCTGTGAGTACCTGATGGGTGACGCCGCGAACAGGGACCCCATCGAGAACGCCGAGGTGGCCTGGGTCCCCCGCAAACAGCTGACCCGCTTCATCCCCGAGCAGTCCATCTACCCGCCCGTCCTGGAGGTACTGGCATGACCGAGACGACGACGAAGCCGGGGATCTCCGCGGCGATCATCACCGATGGCAACCGTGTGCTCATGGTCCGGCGCCGCGTGAAGGAGGGTGAGCTCAGCTGGCAGTTCCCGGCCGGCGGCATCGAGCCCGGCGAGACGCCCGAGGAGGCCGCGGTGCGGGAGACGCTGGAGGAGACCGGCCTCAAGGTCGAGGCCGTGTCCCTGATCGGCCAGCGCGTCCACCCGAAGACCGGCCGGGAGATGAGCTACACCGCCTGCACGGTGGTCGACGGCGAGGCGCACGTCGCCGACGAGGACGAGCTGGACGCGGTCGCCTGGGTGACGCTCGCCGAGATCCCCGAGTACGTGCCCTACGGGCTGTTCGGGCCCGTGCAGGACTACTTGTCCACGGCCTTGGCGGGAGAGTGAGAAGCTGCCGTGGCTGAACTGAAGCGCCGTCGTCGCGGCAACAGCCTGATGTCTCCGGAGCGTGCCGCAGAGATCGAGCGTCAGGTGAAAGCGGAAGTCCGGCAGCTACTTGGGGAGGTACCGTCTGAGACTGCGGCTGACCCTGCTAAGCGGCCTGTCCGGTACCAGCCGTACAAGACGTACCTGATCACAGCCGAAGGACTGTCGTTGGGGAAGATCGGCCGAGCGAAGGATCCTCGCACTCGTCTGCGGCAACTCCAGACGGGGCAGCCCGTGGAGCTCTCGCTCGCATGGGCGTGCGACGGCGACTTCGAGCAGGCACTGCACCGCAGGTTCGCCGACAACCGAGTGCGCGGCGAATGGTTCGATCTAGCCTCTCTAGGCAATCCGGCCGAGATCTTGGATGCCGCAGTCGCTGAGATCAGAGAAGCGCGCGGTTACTGACCCCTCCGCCCCCGGCTTCGGCTGGGGGCGTTGTCGTGCGCCCTGTCGTGCGCCCTTGTCGTCGCGGACCACTGCCCTGACCGTGGTCTGTCAGCGGGGTGTCGCATGGACGAGAGGGGCGTCGCGTGGCACGTAGGTGGGATGACGCGGTCGGTCGACTGCTGCTGCATACCGCGGTGGTGTTGCATCGCACGGTGGCGGGTCGGGATGCGCGGGAGCGATGGCGGGCTCGGCGGGATTGGGCGATCCGGGCGGCGCGCCGGAAGGGGGTGCCGATCGAGGAGCTGGCCGGGCGGATGGGGCTGTCGGCGGGCTGGATCCGGCAGGTGCTCGCCGGGCGGCGGCCCGTCGAGCCGCCGGCGGTGGAGGAGGCGGCGTAGCCGGACATGCATGAAGGGCCCCACCGGTTCCGCGGTGGGGCCCTTCGTCATGCCGTGAGCCACTCCCAGGTCTTGGGCTCGATGCTCTCGTCGTCGTCGGCGGTGTCGAGCCAGTCGTCGAAGTGGTGCTGGCAGAGGGCGGTGGTGCCGCCGTGGTGGTGGGTGAGCCGGGCGACGGCGGGTCGGCATTCGGGGCGGCGGCCGTCGATGCTGATGCCTTCGAAGAGTTGGCAGTTCATGCAGCAGCCCTCCGGGTGGGTGTGAGTCGGAGCATCTCGGCGTGCCCGTGCCGGGTCTGGCAGCGCCGGCAGTCGACGTGGTCCATGTCCAGTGAGACGCGGAGTATCTGCCCGCAGTGGCAGGCGACGGGGACTTTGACCGGGGGCTTCTCTTCGCCGGCTGCGGTGCGGCAGCGGCGGACGATCACCCATAGCTCATCTGCGAAGTCGGCGAAGGCGGGGTGGTTGGCGGCGGCCCAGTTGAGGTTGAACCTGAGGGTTCCGACGGCGTGGTCGAGGCGCTGCTGGAGGGTGCCGGTCTCGTCGACGGTGGCTCGGCCGTGCTGTTCCCAGTCGCGGACCCAGCCTTCGAGGGGGCCGAGGACAGGCCCTCGCTCGGTCATCGCGTTGAGTACCTCCAGGCGGACCGGGAGCGGGGCTGTGCGGCTGCCGGAGACGGCTGGCCCGCCCGAGCCGCTGCCAGGGTGGAGGCTGTCGCTGAGCCGAGCGTAGAGCCCCTCAGGTCCGGCGAGAGCGAGCAGGTTGGCGGCTACGCGTTCGGTGCAGGGCCGGCAGGTTTGCTGCTCGGTGTCGTACAGGCCGGTGGCGCAGACGGTGCACTGCTGGGTGGGTGCGTCGTTCACGGCGGTGCCTTTCGTGCGGGGCGGTGCGGGGCGGCTCAGCGGGGCTGGATGTCGTGGGCGAGGCTGATGACGAGGCGCATCCCGGTGAGGGCGAGGATGCGTTCGGCCCACGGGATGGTGAGGACGGCTCGGCCGGTGAGCATCTGGTTGACGTGCTTATTGCTGAGGCCGAGTCGGCGGGCGGCTTCGGCCTGACTGATGCCGCGGGTGAGCAGCGCGGCGGCCACCTGGGCACGCAAGTCTTGCTCGGCGCTCACGGCTGCTCCCGGTAGCGGTGGTCCCAGGCGAGGTGGGGGCGGAGGATGTCGAGGGCGCGCTGGACGTCGGCGCGCTGCGGCGGGTCCGGGGCAGGGGCGGTGGGTGCGGCGAAGACGGTGTCGGCCAGCGGGTCGTAGCGGAGTTCGCCAAGGACTCGCTGCCATCCGCGGCGTATGAGGTCACCGATGGCCTGGTCGCGCCAGGCGATCCACTCGTCGGCTTCCTCGCAGGTCTGGTCGGGGTGGGGCGGCATGTGGCGACCGCTGTCGCAGGTGGGCATCCAGGGGCTGATGACCTTGATGCCGTCGCGCGGCTTCGTCTCGGCGGGGGCGTGGTCGCAGGGGCTGGGGGCGGGGCCGATGAACAGTTCGGCGGGCCCGGTGTGGTCGCCGAGGGTGATGTCGACGATGCCGATGCTGGTGAGTTCGCTGACGCGCAGCCCCTGGCAGTCGGGGCAGAGGTCGAGGTGGGTGTGGTCGCTGGTCACAGCCAGTCTCCTGTGATCTGAACGTCGGCGATGCGGTGGTACTGCTGGGCGGTGAGGCCTTGGTGCCGGAGGTCGCGCCAGCGCGGGTCCGTGGGGTCGGCGAGTTCTTCGGCGCCGCGCTGGCACAGCTGCTCCCAGTCGTGCCAGAGGGGGTCGCAGTCGCCGAGGGTGAGCTGGTCGGCGGTCACGGCTGGTCCCGGTTGTACTTCTGCTGCCAGTAGGCGCGGTCGGTGAGGGCCTCCTCGGCCGGGGTCGGCTCGGCGGCGATCGGGCACTTCGGGTGGTGGCCGCGCTGCCGCATGAACGACCGCGGGCAAGTACAGGTCGGTGCGGCGGGCAGCTGGTGGGCGTCGCAGTTCTTCCCAGGTCTCATGAGCAACCTCAGGCAGGTGCAAGCCGGTCGGTCGTCGCTCATGCTGCTGCCTCTCGTTGCTGGTCTGGGAGTTCGAGGTCGTCGAAGCGGATGAGGGTCCGCCGGAGTGCGATGACGACGGCGTGGGTGCGGGAGCGGGCGCCGAGGCGTATCTGTGCCTCCTTCAGCCGCAGGTGGACGCCTTGTTCGGTGCTGTTGAGGCGGGCGGCTATCTGCCGACTGGTGTAGCCGGATGCGGCGAGGCGTAGGGCTGCGATCTGGCCGGGGCTGAGGGGTTTGCCGTAGTAGCCGGGCGATCTCACGGCTGCCTCCCGTGCTGCTGTCGGATGTGGCCGCGGGGGTCGAGGATGCCGTCGGCGATGGCGAGTTGCCGGAGGGCGCGGCGGAGGACAGAGCGGAGTGGTTCGCGGGTGCGGCGGTAGGCGGCGAGGATGCGGGCGCTGCCGTCGTCGGGGATCCACTGGATGCGGGCGGGGGTCATGGGCTGTTCCTGTCGTCGGACTTCAGTGGCGTTGTGTGGGCCCGGGAGGGGGCGGACCCTCCCGGACTGCGTTCGCGGGCGTTGAGTGGCTTAGGCGGGCGTACAGCCGCCTTCCTGGCCGCCGTCGTCGGCCACGCCGGGGCAGGGTCGGGTTTTGCCGGGGCTGATCTCCCAGTGGTGCGGTGGGTGCGGGGTGTTGGTCCATGCGGCGTCGGGGCAGCGGATGGTGGACGCCTCCGTCTCGGGCTGCCCGGACCGCGCCACGGCGGCGGGAGCCTCCGCGCGACGGGGCACGCAGTCGCCGGAGTGGCCGGGCTGGAGTTGGCACCACCAGTCCCGCCCGCTGGACATGCCGCACTCGACCCGGCCGCCCGTCTCAGCCTCGCCGTCCTGTGTCGGGTCCTGCTGCGCCACGCGGGTGGCGTCCTCGGCGGCGCGCCGCAGCAGCTCATCGAGCGCCCCCTTCGTGCCCGGGTAGCCCTTCGCGATGACGAAGTTCCGCAGGTGCTCGGTCGGGAACTCCACCTCGCACGTCTGGTCGCAGTACCGGTGGTCGCCTGCTGCGTGGTCGCGTTCGGTCTCCTCGCGGTCCGCGCGCTGCTCGTCCGTCTCGGGCTCCTCGCCCTCGTCCTGCTGCGTCTCGCTAGCCAGACGACGCAGCCCGAGGATCACGTCGCGGACGCCCGTGTAGTACCGGGGGTCAGAGCTGTGCTCGGCTGCCGCACTTGCCAGGATCGTCTCGTATCGGTCGGCGGCCCACAGCAGGACGGCGGCCTGTTGGTCGGGCGCGGGCAGCACGGCGGGCAGCACGGCCTCGATGACACGCTGCCGGGTGGCCCACGGCAGATGGTGCGCGGTCCCCTGGAGGGAGTCGAGCGCGGCGTCGATCCGCTCCCGCAGCGTGTTCCGGTCGGTGGCGGGCGTCGGGCCAGCAGGAGCGGCGGCAACGGTCAGCCTCGGCAGCAGCCAGGCGGCGGCCTTGCGGTAGTCGTCCCGGATCTTGCTGCCGGTCTGCTGCCAGGTCGGGTGGTCGGCACCGTAGACATGGACGTCGGCGGAGCACAGCATGCGCGCCCACACTTCGATGGCGGCGGTCGGGTCGGTGTCGGTCACGGTCACTCCTGTGGCTGGTGCGGGCGGTCGGTCGTGGTGTGGGAGGCTGGGGCCGGCCCGCCGGTGATTGGTGCACCGGCGGGCCTTGCCGTGGGTGCGGTCATGCCGCTGCGCGTTCGAGCCAGAAGCCATCGCTGTGCTCGTCGCGGTACGCACGGCCGACGGTCCAGCCCTGCAGCCGGGCCAGGTCCTGCCACGTCCACCGGCGAGCGACGGATGCCCAGCCGTCTTCGGGGCGGTTCACCAGGTACGGGCTGCCGCCGGGCCCAATGCGCACGAGGACACGGTCGGTGAGCGCGGTCAGGGTGAGCGGGGCGGCCTTGAAAATCGGGCAGGCGTCGCACCTCCCGTCGGCGATGCAAGGGCCGTAGCCGCCGTAGTGGGCGCGTCGGGTGTCCTGGGCCTCTACGAGGTGGCTGTAGTCGCGTGGCCGGAGCGCGCATTCGTCACCCGCCAGGCCTCCCATGGACGCGAGAGACAGGCGGGTCCATCCCTTCCCGTCGGGGCCGCCGTTCTGATGGGCGGGAGCAGCGAGGTGGATCGGCATCATGCGGCCCTCGCTTCAGCGATCAGCCGGTCGATGAGGATGCGGATGGTGTCGGCGCTGTAGCCGTAGTCGGTGAGGGCGTGCTCGATGACGGGGCGGACGCTGCGGTCCGGGCCGGTGGGCTGCTCGGCGGGCTTGTCGGTCACGGTGTTCCTCCTGGTGGTTGGTGTGGGTGTGGTCACGGCCGGGCGGCGCGGTGGCCGGCGAGGGTGAAGGCCTCGCAGCCGGGGCAGTCGTCGATGTGCTCGGGGTTGTCGCTGTCGTCGGCGACGACGTGCGCCACGGCGGCGGCAGACACGGCGGCGTGGGCAGTGCGCGGCTGGCCGCAGTGCTTGCAGTTGGCGAGCCGGCGCTTGGCGTCGCTGACGCCCTGGTACTCCTTCTCGAAGCCGGGGCAGGCGGCGGCGTCCTCGCGGGCCCACTGCTCCTCGCGCTCGCGCAATCGGCACTCGACGTCGAACGCGCTCTCGTGGTCGCGGTCCTCGCGGCACTGCGCGGCGAGCTGGGCGTAGCTGTCGCGGACCTCGTCGCGCTGCTTCTCGACGGCCGGGCGTTCCAGCTCCCAGACGCGGGCGCGGAGGCGGCGGATCTCGTCGGCCATGGCCTTGACCGTCTCCGGGCTCATCGCGGCGATGAACGCGGCGTCGGCCTGAACCTGCGCCCAGTCCTCCTCGGCCGTCCACTCCCGGTGGGCGGGGTCGTTGTCGAGGGGCTCCTCGTCGAAGCGGCAGATGGTGCGGCGGGCGCTGTAGCCGGTGCCGGTGTCTTCGAGGTCGGCGGCGATCTCGATGAGGCTGTCACCGCCGTACTGGTAGACGCCCCACGGTCCGGGAGTGGCGGCGTCGATCACGGTGTCGATGGCGTCGAGGTTGAGGGGCTGCGGGTCGTGTGGCATCGGGTCTCCAGGGGTGATCAGGGCGGGCAGTCAGGCGGTGGGCTGGTCGGCGACGCGCTCGTGTTCGCCAGACAGGCACAGGACGCAGAACTCCGCGTCCCGGCCGGAGTGCTGGACGCGCTCGGGAGCGGCGATGCGAGGCTCGATGTAGGTCCGGCCGCGGTTGTAGTGCGGCACCGGGTCGACGGCCGGGACGGGGACGGTTGTGCTTGCGTCGATCTCCTGGCCGTCGAGCCAGTACGAGACCGGCACCGCGCCCTCAGCGTCTTCGCCGTACTCGACTTCGAGGCCCGCCTGCTTGCGCAGGGCCAGCGGAACGTCGGCGGCCTCCTGGAAGGTGGCGGCCTCAACCTTGAAGCCTTCCGGTTGCGGCAGGTGCTCGAACGCGTCGCGCAGCTCGGTCAGGCAGGCGACCATGCGCTCCTGCCACTCGATCGGCATGGACTGCATCAGCGTCCGGTGCAGCACCTGGTAGTTGCAGTAGCTGAGGCCGAACCAGTCGTGGATCGGGCCGTCGGTCGGGTGAGTGGCCATGGCGTGTTCCTTCGTGGTTGTGGTGTGCGGTGGGTGCGGTGGCTTGTGGTGCGGGGCCTAGGCGGCGGCCACCCGCCGGTGCTCCTCCGGCAGGTCGGCGTCGCAGTAGAAGCCGATCGTCAGGTGCATGCCGTGATCCTCGACGACCTTCCACACCGCGGTATCGATGCAGGCGGGCCGGCCGTCCTGCTCGCGGCGGAAGTTGGTGGTGCAGTCCGCGAGGTCGGTGAAGTCGGGCAGCACCCAGCCGGCGGCGCGGTGGTGGACGCGGACGTCCGGGCCGTCGTCGGCGCTGGCTTCCTCGGTCTCGGCGGCGGGCTTGCAGTCGTCGTGGATGTAGGTGGGGTCGCCGGCCTTGATCCCGCAGGCGCAGCACTGCAGGAAGTCGCCGGACTCCTGGGTCTTCGGGTCGAACCAGCTGCCGAAGTGCAGCAGCTCGGTGGTGCCGCAGTCCTCGCAGACCATGGGGCCGGTGTAGCCGTGGCTGCGGGCGATCTCGGTGGTGGTCACGGACGGGTCCTTTCAGGCGGCGGGGTAGGCGCTGCGGTGGCGGCTGGTGATCCAGGCGTGGCCGCAGTCGGGGCAGCGGTAGGCGCTGCGTATCTGGGTGTCGTCCGTCCGCTCGCGGCGGGGTGGGACGTTGCGGCGGCAGCAGCGCGGGCATGTGTCGGTCACCAGATCGCTCCCGTCTCGCTGTAGCCGGTGATGGGGTCGGCGTCGATGGGCTTGTAGGAGATCCACGGCCAGCGCTCGCCCTGCTTGATGAAGTGGGGCCAGTCGCGTTCGTCGCGGCTTCCGCGCCAGGGGACGACGCGTCGGCCGCGGGCGCCTTCGACGTTCTGCGCGGACTTCTCGTCTTCGACGGGGCGAAGGCCGAAGCCGAACTCGGGCCAGCGCATCCACAGCGAGGAGCCGAGGGGGCGCAGGGAGCGGGGGCCGAGGTTGTTGCCGTGGGGGGCGTGGGCCTCCATGAGGACGGCGCAGCCGGCGGTGGCGCGGGCCTCGTCGATGACGACGGAGACCTTGCGGGCGAGTTCCTCGTCGTTGGGGTTGCCGGCGTGGAGTCGGTAGACGGGGCCGATGATCAGCACGTCGGGTTTGATCTTTTCGACGCGCCGCATGGCCCAGGCGCGATCGGCCGGCCTGGTGAGGTCAAGGCCCTGCGGCCGGCACTCGATGTGGAACTGTCCGCGGCGCACCGGCTGCTCGAGGCTCTCGGCGGCAGCCAGGAGGGGCCGGAACTTGCGGCGGGAGGCGGCCTCTCCGTTCTCGCAGTCGAGGGTGAGCACCTTGACCGGGTCGATGATCTCCCAGGTGCGGAACGGGTGAATGCCGGCGGCGAGGGTGACGGACATCTGCCGGAGCAGGGTGGACTTGCCGCCGCCTTCGGACGCGGTGAGGATCAGCCGGTCCTGCCGCTCAAGGAGGCCGGGGACCACCCAGTCGTAGGTGTCCTCGTGCTGAACGAAGTCGAGGATGTCTTCGACGGGGAGGTCTTCGGAGGCCATGCCGCGGTCGCGGAGGTCGCGGGCTTCGGTGACGACGCGTTCGATCAGGTCGCTTGTCTCGCCGCTGGTGTTGTATCCGGCTTGGACGGTGCGGGTGCCGAGTTCGATGAGTGCCCGGCGCAGGCCGCGGTCCTGGACGATCTCCGCGTAGTACTCGCCGTTGGCGGCGGTGGGGACGGCGCGGACGAGTTCGTACAGGTACTGGGTGCCGCCGGCCCGCATGAGGTCGCCGGTGTCGGCGAGGTACTTGCCGAGGGTGATCTGGTCGACGGACAGCCCGCGCGAGTGCATGTGGGCGATGGCGTTGAAGATCAGCTGGTGGCGGGGCTGGTAGAAGGCGGCGGGCTCGACGACGTCGAGGACTTCCATGAGTGCCGTCTTGGAGAGCAGGCAGGCTCCAAGGGCGCCCTGCTCGGCTTCGAAGTCCTGTGGCGGGACGCGCTCGAGCGGGATGTCCGCGTAGTCGGGCTCGAGGTCGGTGGTCACTTAGAAGATCCCCCTGTCTTCAGGGCTCTGGCCAACGGCGCGCAGCTGCGGCCGGGATCGGTGGATGGGGCTGCCGTCGGCGGGCTTGGGTGGGAGTTCGCTCCAGCCGCGCATGAAGTAGCGGGCGGAGTCGACATGAGTGCGGTCGGCGGTGCGGCGGGCGTATTCGACGAGGGCCGGCACGCCACACTTGTTGATCAGGGCCAGTAGCGGGAACCACTGGTCGCCCTTGAAGGGCCAGCGGACGATGACCCCGCTGGCGCTCATGCTGTCGATGAGGGGCCGAGCGGCGTCCGGGATGCCGTAGGTGGAGTCCTCAACTCGCTCTCCTTCGTGCATGAGGAGAGAAGGAGAAGAGGAAGAGGGGGTAGCCGTGGCTCCTTCAGAGTGAGCCACGGCTCCTTCTGAATGAGCCCCTGCTCCCCCTTGGGGGGTTGAAGGGGTAGCCCCTGCTCCCCCTTGGGGTAGCCCCTGCTCCCCCTTGTTCTCGGAAGGGGTAGCGGTGGCTACCCCTTCGAACTTGGGGACTTCGAAGGTCATTCGGATGCCGGGGACGGCGTACAAGACGCGGCCGTCCTTGCCCTTGCCGATGGGAACTCGAAGCTCCCATCCGGCGCCCGCCAGTCGCTTAAGGGCGTTGCGGACGACGCTCGCATCCTTGGCCCCCGTCCACAGCACCAGCTTTTCGAGAGGCACCGAGCTGCGCCGGGTTCGCTCGTTGGCGTCGTCGGCGATCTCCAGCGCGACTGCGCGCTGCAGGCCGGTGATGTCCGGCCCAAGCGCCTCGCGCAGTTGCCGGCGGAGCTCGTAGCCCATGGGTCTCTCTTCTCGGGAAGCGGCGTGCGGATGGGGTGGGGTGTGCTGCTGGTTAGGGCCGGTCGCGCGGCCGGCGGCCCGCGGTCACGTGGCCTTCTGGGTGCCGGTGAGTCGGTAGCGGCGGTCGGCTGCAGCGTTGGCGGCGCGGCAGATCTCGCAGCGTTCGCCGTTCTTCAGGTGCCGGCGGTACATGCGGGGCTCGCCGCAGACCGGCTCGGGTCGTTTCTGCCTGATGCGGCTCTTGGGGTGCGGCCCGGGCGTCCATCCGTTGGCCCGCCAGCCGGCCACGGTTGAGGGGTCGGAGCCGATGCGTTCGGCGATCGTCTTGGTTCCGTAGCCGCGGCTGTCGAGGATCCGTGCGGCGTGGATCTTTTCGGCGCGGGTGAGCTTGACCGGCTCGCCGTTGAGGGCGTACTCGATGGCGATGTAGTCGAGGTCGTTGTCCGGGTCGAAGGTGTCCGTGGTGGAGGCGTACAGGCGCTCACGGGCGCCTGCGCCGACGCGGTTGCCGTTCACGCCGCCTCCTTCAGGTACGGGGCGGCTGCGGCGCTCTCCGGCGTCCGGTTGCGCCGATTCCCGGTGGTGATCTCGCGGGCGATGTCCCGGACGTAGCTTTCGGCCATGCCGAGCCGGGCGGCGATGTCGGCGTGGGGCAGGTTGAACGTGATCAGGTGGGCGATCTCGGCTCGGCGGAGCGCGCCGAGTTGGTCCCTGCCGAGCTGCTCGTCGCTGACCGCCGGGGTGAAGTTCGGGTCGTCGAAGTCGTCGTCGTCCCAGTAGGCGGCGCGGGCCCAGTGGTTGGCGGCGGCCCGGGCCCGGGTCAACCGGGCGTTGACAGGGCTGACTCCGTGCTCTTCGGGGGCGAGACCGTCGAGGTCGGCGTACAGGTGCCGGACTGTGTCAGCCGTGGAGAAGCGAACGGTGTCGGCTTTGTTCCTGAGGAGGTAGGCGGTGTACCCGGTTCCGGTGTTGAGGCGGCGGTCGAGTTCCTTGCAGGGCCAGCCTTCGGCGTTGAGGGTCTGCAGGCGTCGGAGGGTGCCGAGGCTGGGTACGTGGGCGCCGTTACGTGAAGGGCCGTCGATCTTGGGCGGTTGGATGGTGAGGATGCGCGTGGCGGTGGTGTGCCGGACGGTGCCGCCCAGGCGGATGATCTGGTAGAGGTGCGCGGGTGACAGCTTGGCCTGGGCGCGAATTTCCAGGTCGGTCATGCCTGCGGCGCGGAGTTTCCAGATGTGGCGGATCACCTTGCTGGCGGTGACGATTCCTCCGCGCCCGGTGCTGCGCAGGTACTTCCATCGGCGCGCTTCGGCGGTGGCGGCGTCGGTGCAGGGCCGGCAGGTGCAGCCGCGGCGGTAGCGGCGGGCGTCCCCGTGGTCGAAGGCGTCGGCGGGGATGGGCTGGCGTCGCTTGACCGTGGTGGTCACGACTCGTTCTCCTTCCGGGTTTCGGTGGCGCGCATGATTCGGCGGCAGGTCCACAGGGCTTCGGTGTCGGTGCCGGGCTGGTTGTCGGGGGCGGCGGGGAGGCGGGTGCGTTCCCGCCAGAGGGTGCGGAGGGCGATGACGGCGCCGGGGGCGACGAGGGCGAACGGGATGAGGCGGGCGATCACTGCCGCCTCCCACGGATGAGGAGGTCGATCGCGGCGCACGCTCCCCCACCGACGGCACCAGCGGCGAGGACGAGGAGGGCGAGGAACCAGCGCGGCAACTCGATCAGGTCGGCCATCACGCGGCCTGCTGCTGGGTGCGGGCGGCCCGGCGGGCGGCTATGGCCCGGCCCTTGTCGGTGAGCTGCCAGACGGCGATGCGGTGCGCGTGCGTGTTGGCCTGGGTGGACGGCACCATGCGGCCGGTGTGGGCGATGATCCCGCCGGTGCGGAGGCTGTTGATGGCGGCACCGAGGTAGCCGTGGCCCAGCTCGGGCAGCACGTCGCGGAGGTCGTTGCAGGACCACTCGTCGTAGCGCTGGCCGAAGTGGAAGACGGCCTGCTCGACGAGGAACTGGTCCCAGGAGGACTGGTCGGCGATCTCCTCCAGCAGGAAGTCCTTCTCCGCGGAGGCGAGGCGTTCGGCGGGGGTGAGCTTGCGGGCCATAGCGGGCTCCTTGAGGCTGTGGTGTCCTGGAAGCCGGCCTCCCGCCTGATTGCGGCGGGCGGGAGGCCGGGTAGTCGGTCAGTCGACGAGTTCGCCCTCGACGGGCTCGTCGTCGTAGTCGGGGTCGGCGTCGTCGAGGACGGACGGCTGCGGCGTCGGCGGGGCGCCGGCCGCGGTCGGTGCGGCGAGTTCACCGGCGACCTCGGCCTGGGCGCGCAACTGCTCGCGCATGTACTCGGCGGAGGTCGGCACCCACTTGGCCAGCTGCCGGACGGCGCTCTTCAACCACATGGCTTCCTCGTTGGTCTGCCACGGGCTGTACTCGGAGTCCTTGGAGTCGGATTTGGCGCGGATCTCCATGACGCGCTGACGGTTGAGGACGACGACCTTGGAGACGGCGCCGTCCTTCATGACGGCGTAGGCGTACACGCCGACGAGGGGACCGCGGTCTTCACCGAACCAGTCGATCTCGTGCACGGGTCGGTTGTCGCGGCCGGGCACGTAGCGGAAGGTGTCGCGCTGGCGGACGGCTTCGACGATGACGGTGGACACGGCGCCGGCCCGGTAGATGAGTTCGACGATGCCCTGGTAGCCGACGATGCCCTTGACGATCAGCTTGTAGCCGTGGGCCTTGCTCTTGCGGGGGGTGAGGTAGAACTGCTCGGTGCCGGGTTCCAGGCCGAGGCGAGCGGCGGTCTTCAGCTCGCGCAGGAAGACGCCGACGTCGGTGCGGGCTGCCTGCTCGAGGTCCTTGTTTCCGCGGATGGCGCCGACAGCAAGGCGGATCCACTGGTCGGCGTTCACGTGGGACGGGACGAGAGCGGCGTACTCGTCCCGGTACTGCTCGATCTGGGCAGCGGGCCCGTTGTCCCGCTTGGCGATCTCGTTGCTGATCTGGTTCATGCTGCGTTGTCCTCGCGGATCGGGTACGGGTTGAGGGAGTAGGTCGCGCCGTCGCGGACGGTGCGGTAGGCGATGCGGCGGCCTTCGCAGACGGCCCGCTTGCCGTTGCCGATGAGGTCGAGGACTTCGCCGCGGACCTGGGTGAGGTCGGCGGACGCCTTGGCCAGCTGTTCGTAAGCGGCGTCCCAGCGGCAGACGAGACCGAACGGGATCTCCACGTCGCGGTCTTCGAGTCCGTCCGCCTGGACGCGGATGGTCTGGTAGGTGGCGGTGTCGCCGTCGATGTCGGGCCGGACACCCTTGCGGACGTCGTTGAGGAACCGCTCGGCCGCGTCGCGGAGGATGCGGGCCTCGTCCGGGTCGTAGTCGACGGTGTATTCGCGGTAGTCGTGGCCGGAGATGAGGACGGCGAAGTGGGTGCGGTGCAGGCCCAGCGTGTCCATCTGCCACATGACCTGGCAGCGGTAGTGGATCGGGATGGTGTCCGAACCGGAGGGTCCCCAGTCGTCGCCGAACGGGGACGTCTTCACTTCCAGCAGGGCGTCCGCGTGGTCGGCGATCTCGAACTCGTTGCCGGGCTGCGGGTAGATGAGCCGGTCGGGGGTGGCCCGCTGCCAGTCCCGTGCCCGGTGCCGCCAGGTGCCGGCCGGGGCAGCGAGCAGGCCCGGGTGCTCGTCCTCCCACTTCTGGGCGACCGCGTCCTCGAGCCGGTTGCCCCACTCGATCGCCGGGTTCATCTCGAACGGCGGCGTCGGCAGGCCGGCCTTCTTGTGCCACAGGCTGAAGCGGGACTGCCACGGGCTCAGTCCGACGACAGCGGCGATCTCAGTGGCGGTGATCGTGAGGCCGGTGCGGGCATCCTCCCAGGCGGCAGTGCCTGGGGTGAGATGGCCGATCAGGATCCCGTCGGGTGCGGGATACGGGTGGACGGTGTCCATCTGAGGCTCCTGAGGGTGTGCTGATGGGAGGCGGCCAGCCCCGACGGGGGGGGTGCGGGGCTGGCCGCCCGGGGTGCCGCGGAGCGCGAGGGGGATGGACGCTCACGCGGCGGCCTGTGGAGGTGTAGGTCAGGTGAGGCGGACGGGCATGCACACGGCCCGGTAGGTGTCGTCGTCGACCGGCACGAGCAGCGCGGGCTTGGTTGAGGCGGTGAACCACATCTGCACCAGGCCGCTGATCGGGGTCAGCAGGGAGCCGAGGAAGTCCGGCCGGTAGGCGATCTCGAAGTCGTCCAGGTCGGCGGTCTCGGCGGTGATGCGGCTGGCCCCCTTGGTGCCCTCGACGCCACCGCGCACAGTGATCTCGTCGCGGTCGATGCTGAGCGTGATGGGCTGCTCGGGCTTCTCGTTGACCAGGGCGGCCCGCTTCACAGCCTCGGCGAGCTCGGCTGCGTCGGCGCGCATCCAGCCCGAGGCCGCGGCCGGGTCGGGGAAGAACCGGCTGATGTCGGGGAAGTCGACGCCGAGAGTGCGGCTAGTCACCGTGAGCCGGTCGGTGGCCAGGGCTGCCACGCCGTTCGTTCCCTCGGTGAAAGAGACGCGCACCGAGTGGCTGGCCATCTGCTTCGCGGTGACCGCGAACCCCGCGGCCGGCAGCAGCAACTCGCCAGCCGCGTCGCCGTCCGGCTGCCACGGAACGGTGTGCCGCACGATCCGGTACCGGTCCGACGCCGACACGACGAGCTGGTCGCCCTCGGCCACGACGTGCACGCCACCGAATCCGGTCATGCTGCCGACTGCTTCCTTCTCCGACATTGCGGCCTGCGCCGCGTGCCCGACGACCTCGGCCAGCGCGTCGCCGTCGACGACACCGGAGGCGGCGGGCGGCACCGGCAGCGCCGGGTAGTCGCGACGGTCCATCGCGGGCAGCGTGAACGTGGTGCCGGGCGCGGTCAGAGTCAGCTCTCGTTCGTCGGCGACGAGGTCGACGGGTCCGGCGGGGAGTGCGGCAGTGACGTCGGCGAGGAGCCGCCCGGCCACTAGGGCGTGGCCCGGCGCGAGGGTGTCGGCGTCCAGCGTGGCCTGGGTGGCGGTCTCGAAGTCGAACCCGGACAAGGTCACGGCGTGGGCGTCGGCTTCCAGCAACAGGCCGCTGAGCATCGGCTGCAGGGGATTGTTCGGGAGTCGGCGGTGGGCGCGGCGGGCGGCCTCCGCCAGCTGCTTCTGGTCGATGCGGAGTTTCACGCCGCCTCCGCCATCGTGTCGTCGTTGGCGGCCTCGTCGCGGGCCTCGGGCTGGGCGTAGCCCTCGGTCTGAACGGCGTCGAGGGGGAACAGGCTGTCCTGGGTGTACTGGGTCACGGTTTCCTCCGTGGGATGCTGGTGGTGGATCCCCGTCGGCTGGACCCCGGCGGGGCTTCTGTTTGGGGCGCCGCTCCCGCCGGCCGGTGCCATCCGGCGGGGCGGCGGGTCAAAGGTGCACGCCGGGGATGCGCGCCATGTCGTGGACGAAGTCGTCGATGCGGCAGATGAGCCGGCCGTCGTCGAGGCGCATCCAGCCACTGTCGACCGCGTACTTGATGCCTTCGTCGTCCGTGGTGAAGTGGAGGACGATGCCGTCCATGTCGTAGGGGCTGCCGCAGATGTCGCATTCGACGATCACGACGGTCGCTGTGCGCGTGGCCATTAGGCATCCCATCCGAAGTCGGTGGGGATGTCGGCGTGGCCGGAGAGGATGTCGTCGATGAGGTTCGGGTCGGTGATCCAGGCGGGGATCCGGGATGGGGTGATGCCGAGGCCGGACAGCAGGCCGGGCACTATCACCGGGTCGGCGTCGCCCGGCATCGGCGGGAGGTGGAGGGTGGTCACCGGACCGGCTCCGTCCGCTGCTCGCCCGGGTGGGTCAGGTTACGGACGGGCTTCCACGGCGGCTGGCCGGAGCCGGGGCAGGGCTTGGACCAGCGGAAGGTGCGGGACCCGATGTAGTCGCGGCCACTCCAGTGATGGCGGCCCATGACCCCGTCGGCGGTCATGGCCCGGTCCTGCATGCAGTGCTTGCACCAGCCGCGCGGCCGGACAGGCTCAGGGACGGACGGGTAAACGATCCGGTAAGTCGGATGGTCGGCCGTGATGCGCTTCTCGCCGTCGATCCGGAAGGCGAGGTACGGGCCGCGGGTGCCGACGATCGTGGCGGGCTTGCCGTCGTACTCGATGCGCATGCCGTGGCGGGCGGGCACGTCGTAGGTGCGGCGGATCCACTCCATCGTGCTGGTCACTTCGCCTCCTTCGGCGGGCACTTGCAGCGGTCGGGGTGGGCGCAGGCCATGGCGTCGAAGACGCGCTCGTACCAGTCGGCGGGCTGCGGGTACGGGGTGTGGCCGGCGGGCGGCTTCGCGAGCAGCTGCTGCAGCGTGACCTCGGCCTCCACCGTGGGCAGCGGCACGTCCAGACGGGACAGGTCGACGGTCATCGGAACTCACCCCGCTCGGCGGCGATGATCGGGAGCACGGAGGTGCGGAACCAGGCGCTGGCCTCGAAGCCGCCGGACTGCAGTTCGATCAGCCGCTCGTAGCCGGTGTGGACCTCGCCGGTGAACTCGTTCTCCCACTCCCAGCGGACGCTGCGCTCGTCGAGCCACTGGCCGAGCTTGGCGACGTACTCGGCGTGCAGATCGCCGCAGCCGTAGCCACGCTCGTCGCGGTAGCCGTAGGCGGTGTCGAAAGAGACGGTCAGCCAGCAGGCGCGCCGGTGATACTTGCCGTCACACGGCCCCCACTCCGCCACGTAGCCCGCGTTCTCGGGGAGGTTGCAGTCCTCGTCGTGCGTGGCGGCCTGTTCCGGCGTTCGGAGCGGGGCGTCGGGCCGGTAGTAGAGCATCAGCCAGGCGGGGAGGCCCTGGCCCGGGTTGTTGCTGATGGTCCACGGGTTGCTCGGCTCGACGAAGGACTTGCCCTTCCGCCAAGTCGTGTCCTGCTCATCGGTGAACGTGTGGCTGTCGGTCGCGCCCAGCAGGCCCCGGCAGAAGTGGAAGACCTCGCGGTGGTCGACCTTGTCGAGGATGAAGATGCGGGTGTCGAGAGTCATGCCAGGCTCCTCAGGTGGGAGCCCATGCGCTCCGGGTTGGACGAGATGGTCTTGTCGGCGCGGCGGTGCATGACGAGGACGTCCTCGCGGTCGCCCATGTCCTCCACGGACAGCGGATTGACCGGGCGGTGCAGCTCACGGGCGGCGAACTGCATCGCCAGCTCGGCCGCAACGACGTGGGCCGGCATGTGACGCTCGGCGAAGGCACGCACCCCGGACGGCAGCGGCTCGTACACGTGCGGCGGAGTCTTCGGCATCAAGCTCATCGGGTCACCGCCTGCGGCGCCTTGGGCTCGCCGGTGCGGGCCGCGTACAGGGCCTCGCGATGCTGCTCCATCGCGGCCTCGCGGGTCTCCGCGCGCTTCGAGGAGCGGTTGATGACGTAGCCGCCGATCAGCCAGCCGTCGTGCCGCTTGTCGGTGCTGTCGTCGAAGACGACCGTGTTGTAGTAGCGGGGCGCGATCTGGACCGTCGACACGGTCAGCGTCCAGTCGTCGCCGTGCTTCACCGGCGTCTGCCGGACGACCTTGGGGAACGTGTTGCGTGAGAACATGGTGGTGGTCCACCTCTCTGTTCACGGATGGTGTGGGTGGGTCTGGCCGTCTCGGATGCGCGTCCGGGGCGGCCTCTTTGCGTGCCGTCAGGCGGCAGCGCGGGCCGGCTCAAGCGGCGGGCTGGAGGCGGCGCCGCCGACGGCGGGCGCCCTGAGTGCGTGCGTTACGGTGCATGGCAGCGATCTCGGCGAGGTCGGTGTCGCTGAACATGAGGTAGCCGTTCATGCGGTGGTGGGGGAACGGCTGACCCTCGCTGCCGTCTTCGGGGCGATTGCAGCCGTCACGCAGCCAGCGTTCGCCCTTCGTGCTGCCGGCCTCGTGCTCGGCCTGAGTCTTGAAGCCCAGGCGCACTGCGGCCTCACCTACGTTGCGGAAGCCCTCGAGCTTCAGCGTCTTGGTGGGGGGAGTCTTGCGGGCGGGCATGTCACCTCACTTCGGGTGGGTCCTCTGGGGGTGAGAGGAGTTGGGTGGAGTCGGCCGGCAGGCCGAGCGCTTGGCGGAGACGGCTGTACGAGTGCGGTCTCATGCGGGTGCGGTAGCCGTTTTCGAGGTGGTTCAGGTAGCGGGCGCTGAGGCGCGCTGCTTTCGCCAGCTCTGTCGTGCTCAGCCCTGCCTGTATGCGGAGCTTGCGGATTTCCGCCCCGTTCACCTTGACGGTGGTGGGGGTTGCTTCCATGCGTAGAAGCTAGCGGAAGGTCGCACTTGGTGTCTAGCGAATGTTCGTAGAAGTTAGCGGAACCTCTTACCGGCCGGTCACCCCGTTCGAACGCGTGTACCAGGGCATATCTGGTCACTCTCCGGCTCCGAGCCGCCACGTTCAGGACTGCTTTGGCCTGGTCCTAGCGGGTCCTAGCGGGTCCTGCGAAGATGACCGCATGACCACCCCCGACCTGGAGCGCCTCGCGGTGCTCGTACAGAAGCGACGCACGGAGCTGAGGCTCGGCATCGAGCCCGCTGCCAAGCTCGCCGGCATCTCCAAGGACACGTGGAAGCGTGTCGAGGCGGGCCAAAAAGTCTGGGACCGCTCCTATGGCGGAGTGGACACAGCCCTCCAGTGGGCAGCCGGGAGCTGCCTCATCGTCCTCTCGGGCGGCGACCCCATCACAAGTGAGCCCGTCGCTGGCGATGTCAAGATCGCGGAGGTCCCTAAGTCCGAACTCGAGCGCGCCGTCGGCGACGCCGTCACCGCAGCAGCGATCGGGACCAAGGGATCACTGACAGCTGAGGAGATCGTCGAGCTGAACCGACGGGTGCTGCAACAGTTGCGTGAGCGTGGGGTGCTCTAGCCGAAACTCAGCCGATGGTCGTACAACCATTTCCCGCCTGAGCGTTGACCGGCTGCTCCTTGAGCCACTTTGGTCCCCTCCGGTATCAAGTGGCCCTCGACGTGGCACAGTTGTTCCAGCACCTTGGGGGTTCCCCACAGCACCCGTAAGGGGGACCACTATGCAGAGCAGTCTGTCCATAGTCGACATGGGCCCGGAATTCGCAGGATGGGCCGGCACGGCCGATGGGAGAATGATCTGTGTAGCGCCTCCCGAGATCGAGACGAGCGAACAGGCACGCAGCTCGATGCGAGAGATCGTGGAGCGCGCAGGAAGAGAGTGCGAGGGATGCCGGGGCTGCTGGCTCGGCACCTGA